AAAGTACATCTTCAGGCTGATCGTGCGGATTCTTGTACGTGTTCCATACCTGTATCCACCGTCCCGCCCGAAAACCTCCTCGTCGTATGTTTCAAACTCGGGGGAAGCAAACCATCTTCCGGAGGCGTCCGGTATATAAAAGCAGCCCAGCTTGCTGCTGTGTATCCCATTAAAAGTAAATCCTTCCATTTTCCCCCTCTTTCCTTTAAAGGCCCAGCCGGCAAACGCCGGCTGGGGCCATGTTAATACCTGATACCACCCACAACGGACCCACGGTTGATCCGTGTCATAATGGTATCAAAAACCTTTTCCGCCAACTCTTCATAGTCGGCCTCCGTGTCCAGGTTGTCCACGTTTACAATAATATCGCCCACGGTCATGCTCTCCCGGTTTGTGTTCCAATCCGTTCTGATGGATGGCATTCCGGGGATTCTTACCTTGGACATCTCCTCCAGGGATTTGACCAGCGACATAAACAAATCAGTTTGCTGTGGGTTCAGCACGTATTCTGGGTGTTCTGGCGAACCATCCACCCAGGCAGGGCCTGTGTAATCGGCCATTCCGCCGCTGGCATACATCATCATTTTGGACGGTGAGTAAGTGCCGCCGCCAGAGCGGATTTTATAGCTCTCAATGGTTTCGTTTAATCTCGGCCGTTTATCAGTGAGTTCGTCAAGCAGGTTGATGGATGATGAGCTTCCGCTTGGGCCGCTGCTTCCTCCAGACCTTGAGGAGGAGCTGGTGGAAGATGTATTGTTCGTCGTGCTGGTCGCGGCCGGTGTCGCGGATTTTATGACCGCCATGTTGTTGGAGATCATGGTGGCGCTTACCTCTTTATGTGCCAGCGCCAGCTTTTGCAGCATCTCCATCCACTGATCCACATAGGCTTGTGCCTGAAGCTTTCCGGCTTTCTTGTATTCCGCGCTGTTATTCGCCAGGAATTCAATAATTGCCTTGTCGCCCTTGGAAATGATTTCTTCAACTTCATCCCAGTACAGCTTCAGAGCTCCATGCATATCCAGCAGCATCTGCTCCCAGTTGTTTGCCATGTTCTTCTGCGTAGCCGCCGTGGCGTTCGCATAGGCTTCACTGTTTTCCTTTAGCCAGTTCATAATGTAATCATCGGTCTGGGTAATGATGGATTCCATTTCTTCAATCAGTTTCTTGGGATGCTCAAAGAGGTCTTCATAGTAATTGCGCACATATTCCATATAATCTTCTATGGATGTAATCTGATCGTCTATGGCGTTTTGTTGCGCTTCCACTTCTTTTTCGGCCAGATCCCATGCCATCTCTTCCCGCAGGTCGGTAATCTGCTTCTGGATGTTCAGCGCTTCCTTTTGCCGTGTTGGGTCGGCGCTGATCCGCGCATACTGGGCTTCCAGTTCAGCAAGCTTTGCGCGTTTGTCTTCTTCTTCCGCCTGCTCTCTCCGGAGCTGCAGCTGCTCGCTCAAAAGATCCCGCTCTTCCTGCAGGGCGTCTATTTGCCGCTGTGCGTTATCCAGGATCAAATCCCGTTCTTTTTCATAGCGCTTCTGGATCAGGTCAAGGATCTCGTTTTCCAACGTAATTCTTCCTTGGAGCTTCCGTTCTATGAGCGCTTCCCGGTCTTCGATCGCTTTGTAAATCGTATTCCGCAGGTCGATCTCCATTTTCCGGATGGCGTCTTGCTGTTCTTTGATCGCCTTGGTGAGGCTTTCCATTTCCGTCTTATTGTCGATCAGCTGCTTGCTATAGGATTTGTATGTATCCTGCAGTTTTTCAAGGTCACTGGCAGCCGTCTTATATGATTCGCTGCTGGTGTCCATGGCGGCGACTTCGGCCTGTTTGGCTTTCATCCGCGCCTCAATGTCTTTGACGTTTGCTTCCAGGGTGGCGTTCTGATCAGCCAACGCCTGTTTTTCTAGCTCGTAGTAAGCAATCACGCCCTGCAGTTCGCCCGTCGTAGAATAATATTTGGCCATGCTGGCGTACATATCTTTGGTATGGTTCTGGATGTTCTGGATCTGTTCCATAATATCCAGCATACGCTCGATCTCCGTCATCTGGTTTTCGGTGGAGCTTGAGGTGTTGTCGGTGTCGGTATCCTTTTTGCTCCGTCCGCCGCCCCCTCCGCCGCCGGATGTTTTTTTGCCGGTGGACGAGGTTGTGCCAGTGGTTGTCTTTCCTTTGCTCTTAAACGGGTTGTTTCCGGTTGGCTTCAGAATTTGCTGGACTCCCTTGAGATGCTTTTGAATCCAGTTATCGCCATCTTTCACCCAGACATCTGCATCCAGTGGCACATCTTCCACTGTCCACTGCCCGGTGGCAACAAGAAGATCGATGGTCTCTTGCGCAAGGTTTTGCGTGCTGATAAGACCATCTTGGATCGCAGAGAAGTCAGCCTCCGATGTACCCGTGATATTGATGAACGCCGCCTCATTCAGCCTGCGGAAAGCGTCCTCGCCCTCAGCTAACGCATTGGACAGCATGGGGCCAACCTGATCCCAATTATCCAGCATAACATCTGGGTTAAGATACCCTAGGAAGGTTGCCAGGTTCTTTACCTCTTCGGCCGCTACCGCAGTCCCATTTTTCATGTTCTCATTGGCCGTCGCGTATTCTGCCTGGGCTTTTACGGCAGCTTCCGCTTCCTTATTGAAAGCAGCCAGGGCATCAACGGCCGTCATGCTTCCGCTGCTCAGTTGCTCAATGGCCTTCGCGGTGTTGGTAAAGGTTCTTGCCCCTCCCGTAAACGCCGCAGAGTTCAGCGCTCTTCCCAGCGCGTCAAACTCTTTATCTGTCAGCTTTGTAAAGTCAGCACAATCGCCCAAGGCTTTCACCAATGCGGGGAACCTGTTCTTAATGGCGGTCTGCATTCTTTCATCCAAAGAATTCCAAACACCAATCACGTCATCTATGGATCCACTGTCCCAGGCTTCCTGCATTCTGCCAACTTCTTCCGCAAACCCATTGTTCGACGCCCTGGCAACTTCCATAACACGCTCCTGCTCCTCGGCGTATTCACGCAAGGCAGCAGTTCCAAGGTAATATTCTTCTTGCACCCGATGGAGTCCGTCGGCATATGTGGCCAGATATTCGGTTGCCTCTTCAAGGCTCATGCCGCTCATATCCTGAAGGTCAAGCACAAGCCCTTTTCCGCCGTTTTCAATTTTATCGGCCTCCAACACGTTGCCTGTTCCAAGCAGGTAGGCAACATATTCGTTGAGCGCTTCTTCAGACAGCTGCTCGCCGTTTGGAAGAATGGGCGTAACGGTCAGGGCAATTTGGCTTCCATACACATCTCCCCATTCCCCCGTCGGGTCTGCGGTATACTGGTGTGTCAGCACGGTGGAGGTCGTTCCATCACCGTTTTTAACCTTTGGCCGTTTTGTGAGATCCACGTTTCCGTTAGATCCGTAAATATTATTCATGAACGTTCCGATGTCCGCCTGAGATCCATTGGCTATAACATCATCGGTTCGTCCCATATACATCATCCGCTTGGATGTGGCCGCAGCGGCTTCCAGCTCCTCAACGTGCGTTGTTGCCGCTATTGCGTCTGCGCCGATTTCTTCCAGGTAATCGTCTATCATCCTGAGCAGCGTAACGTCGCCCTCGCTTTGGGCAAAATCTCGCAGCTCCTGCAGTGATGTATAAGTATCAGCCCAACCGGTCAAGGGGCTGTGTCTGCCTACATCTCTGTTCTCAATCGCCCAATCAAGGAATTGAGCGGAGGATCCATCATAAGAAGCATACATGCCCTTGATCAGATCTTTGATCTCGGCATTTTTCCCGGTAGCCAGCTCCTGCAGCGCAGCCTCCAACTGCTCAACGTCGCCAATTACGCCAAGCAGTTCGGGGTGTGCTTCGGCCAGGCCCAGCATTTCGCTCATGGTGAGAACGCCGCCGCCCTGCAGTTTTTCAATGGCGCTGTCCAGCGTGGAAAGATCGCTTGTGGCCGTCTTGATCTCCTTGGCCCAGTCGGCTATGGTTTTTGTTTTCTCCGCTTCCTCTTCGACTTCTTCCACTTCTTCTGTGGCCTTCACAGCGTTTTTAGCAATGCTCCTCAGCCATTCATCGATTGCGGCCAGCAACCCAGGATAAGCTTCCTCATCCAACTCCGTTACATCGGCCAGAGTTTCCACATCCTTCAGTGCCTCAGCCCAGCTGGAGTCATGTTCCAGAAATGCTTGTACGGATCCTGATGCGCTTTTACCCACATCGACCCACCCCTGGATGATTGCTTCCAAATCCTCGTCCGCGATACGCTGCAATTCTTGGCGAAGCTTTTCCACGTTTCCCAACGAAAAGATAAGTTCAGGATGATTGTCCATCAGAGCGTTTAGATTGCTTATATCGGTGGGCGCCCCGTTTTTGTCAATGTCCTTGATGGCAGCCTGCGCTTTTTTGAGTTCCGCAGTCAGGTCCTTTATACTGACGCTGGCCTTTTCAACACTTCCGTCTTCGCCGCCAATTTCCTCGGCTACATACCCAAGGCTCTTTAAACCTTCCACAAAAGCATCCATATCCCCATTTGAATCATGGAATATTTTTGCAATGCTCTCTGCGTCTTCTCCGTCGTTTAGCAGCTTATTGATAGCCGCCAGTGCAGGCGTTGTAAGGCTGTCCCAATCGGCTTCTGTAAACAGATCTCCCATACTTTCTTCAACCAGGCGGAACAACATGTTCTTTGCGGAAGTATTTCTCCAATCGTTTAGATTCATTCCAGCAAAAGCTCTACCGATATCTACGTTTGAAACGCCGAGGGAAATCTATTCCTCTATGGCATTTGTTATTCCAGGAATGCTGTCTTCGCCAAGCAATGATATCCAGTCAGATATCTCGCCATCACTTTTGCGCGGAAATATCTGGTCCAAAAGGCCCTTCTAATACTCGCTATATTGCAAGCTATAGTCTGCAGAGTTTTCGAGGAAATTAGCTACATCGTCTGCTTCGGGGAAACTCAGTATTCCGTCTTCTCCAAGCACCTGATTCCACAATGATTCTCTAAGATGTTCGACGTCAAACGAGTTTGTCGCATTTCCCCATGCGGTTATTGCCAAATCAATGCACTCTCGAACGTATGTCTCCATTTCCTCTTGCATGCTCGATGGAGTACCAAGCTAATTGTTATACACTTCTTGCAGAACCAAGCCTCTCATTCTTTCGTTTGTAAAGACATCATGTTCCCCATCCATCATAACGCGGGTATCTCTCTACGGGTTGAAGTCTGGATATAACTGGTTTATAACATCATTAACAACCCCCAAGACAATACCTTCGTAGTCATTAAGACTTCCACCAAGGCTTAAACCTCTTTTCCAGATGTTATTCCCCCCCGACGAAAAAATAACATCTTCCAGAACATCCATGTTGAAGTCTTCGTCTTTTCCCAGCCCAAGTCCAGTCAACAAATTGAGTCTGGATTCATAATCGCTCGAAAATGGCTTCTCCTTGTTGCGCAAGGCAGATGCAGCTTGTATAGCACTCACTTTGTTCTCATTTTCAATAACCCCATCCAGCTCTTGTTTGAGGATTCTTGCTGCCTCTGCTTGGCTCAATAAACCATCTTTCAGTTCTTGAACAGTTCTTTTTGCTTTTGGAGACACTTCTGCCAATCGACTAAGAACGCTATTATATTTTTTAGTTTCTGATGCCGTTGATTGCGTATCGTTAGATGTATTGGAAAAAGCCATTCTTAATTCTTCTTGGAGCTTTTTTGTCTCATCGATTTTATCCTGGCTTTCCTCCATCGCATCTATCGCTTTTTTGTATTTCATCGCAGTTGTTTCAACATTTGATGCCACTACAGTAATAACTCCGGCCAGCGCAACAAAAGCTGTTACTGCCGCAATGATTGGATTAGCTTTCATAGCCGTCATTATTCCAGACAACTATTCGGCTGCTCCGCCTGCGTTAATCAAAGCAATCGTTAATCCGACAAACCCGGCAGTAACCAATGGAAGAACTATATTTGCTCCCCCGAGAACTTCCGTTCCTTGAGCCAACACATCGACTATATCCGCAACCCCGTCGTACCACCTTTTAATCAACGTTGGTTGCAAATTTGAATAAAAGTCTTCCAGCGCCCGGTTCATATTCTCCTGGGAAGCAGCAACGCTCTCCTGCCAAACTGCGTATTTCTCGTTCGCCGTTCCGGCTGCGTTAGCCGCCTTTTCATACAGTTCCAAGGCTCGACTTCCGCCCTCAATTCCCTTTGCCATATCGTTCATCAAGGCAAAGAAAACGTTTTGCTGGCGGGTTCCTGCCATGGTGGTGGCAATATAGCTTTTTTGCTTGTCTGTCAGGGTGTCCCACTTTTCCGCAATTTCCGTATAAATAGTATCCATGTCCCGCCATGTACCCGTGGAATCCATCAGCGTCACATCAACCATTTTTAATGCCTTAGCAACATCATTGATGGTTGTGGCGTCTTCGCTGTTAAACCCTCTCTCTTTAATACTGTGCATGCGGGCCATCATGGTGTTAAATGCGTTTCCGATGGATTCAGGAGCTGTACGCAACTTTTCCGAAACGGTTGCGATATAAGTAGCCAGCCACTCGAAATCCAGTCCAAATGTGGCTGCAGCAGCGGCAGCCTTCTGCATACCTTTACCGATTTCTTCGCCACTCGTTGCAGCGCTGTCGCCCAGCATCAAGAACACGTCGATAACGTCCTGCACCTTTTCCCCCATGGAGTTTGTTGTTGCCGTTATCAGTTCGGCCGCTGTATTGAATTCGATGTTGGCTACCTTGGCATATTTTGTGATCGCCTCAAGGCGTTCCGTCACCTGCGCATCATCCTAACCTTGGCGATAGAACGTAACCGCTGCTTCTGACAGTTCTGTGGATGTCACGCTGAGTTCCTTTGCAAGCTTCCGATAGCTGGCGCCAATCCGTTCCGCATCTTGTTCTGTCTTCCCGGTAACCACGCGAATCTCATTCATCTTGTCATAATAGCTTGAGGCGTATTCAATGGCCGCGCTCCACTGTTTTTTCAGCTGCCGTATTTCAAATGCACCAAGTTTCGAGACAAACGCTTTCCCAAGCCTATCCGCGTACTCTTCCTGCTTTTTTATTAAAGCATCGTATTCCCTTTTTTCCGTTTCGGCCTTTTCTTTTGCCGCTCGCGCAGCCTCTTTATTTTTTTCAATTTCTTGTTTCGCCGCAAATGTCTTTTGGGCGATTAGTGCTTTGATATCGAGCTGACGCTGCTTAAATGCCGCCTGCTCTTCAGCCACTTGCTTTTTTATGTTTTCTTGTAAAACTTGGTCATCTTTTTTTCTTTGTTCCGCGGCCGCATGCATTTTATTGGCCGATTGTATCGCTATGATCTGCAGTGCTCCGAACGATTTAACATTCGTGCTAAGAGAACTGTTCATTTTGCTGCTCATTTCCTGCGTAGCAGCCCCAAGCTCTTTTACCTTCTTGGTGGCAGTATCTATTTGTGTACTAACCTGAGTTTCAATCGTCTTTGACGACCCCAGATTAGCTCCTTTGCCAATATCAGCCAGCAGTTTGTTAATCTCAGCTATGTTCTTTTTCAGCTCGGATGTTTCAAGATAAACCGTACCAAGCTACTTTTTGTTATCGCCGCTTCCGGCCATACCCCTTCACTCCTTTATCATTTTGTGGTATAATATAAGTGTGCAGAGGTTGCGTGATACAAAAATTTCTGCACGCACGAAAAACTTCTTTCGTTTTGTTCCCATTATGTTTGAAACCGAAAGGAGGGTGTCCATGAACTTTGTTTACGGCTTCGCCATCATCGCCGTCATTTTTGCCGCCGCGTTCCTTACACATTTGATCAAAAAAGCAGACGATAAACGCCGTATGATGTCCCATGTTTACACGACCCATGGTCATATTCTAAAGTCTACTTTGAATACCAAACCCGTGCAAGGCATTGGGAACGTAGGCGAATCCGTTACATCCTCCGGAGAATTTATCACGCATTGGTCTTATAAAACCTATAATCTTAAATCCGGATTTACCGTCCACTTTGTCGAAAACTGCACCATGAAAGACATGCGTGAAGGTCGCAAGCGTTTTAGCGATCAGCCCGTAACTCTTTTTAATTCTCTTCGCAAAGATCAGGAAGACCCTTTTATGAAGCATTATAAAAAGGATTGCCTTGACACCTTGGACGGCACTCTGTCCTATGTCATTGATGATCTCGGTAATAAACTATATGTCAGTTTTACGCCCGACCGTTAATTCTTTTTCGCCAGATTGATTTTCGCGCCGCCAGTCTTCATAGGCTTGGCGGCTTTCTTTTGTCCAAACTGCAGGATCTTGTTCTCCTCCTGCTTCTCCAGCAAAGCCCCCTTCATATCGATCAGCTTTTCGATCAGTTCCCTAGTCTCCGCATTGTTGGTGTCCACATCGGTATTGAGCAATCCCTTTGCCATCTGCTCCAGGCAATGCTCCTTCTCGAAACGCTTCTCGCATGCGGCATAAAAATCATCGGCCATTTGCCGCACGATGCCAATATCATCCCGGGCAAAATTATATAAATCGTTTATATCCATCATAGAATTCAGCCAGTCAAAAGCCTGGCCAACTTCCACTTCTTCGATGTCCACATCGGTGTAGTATTTCAGAAAGAGATAGGCGAATGCCGCCTGACGATTGTATCCTTTGTAGCAAATTCCCTATTCTTCATCCAGCTGCATCGTAATGGACAGCAGCTCCATGATAAAGCTTTCTTTCTCTTCATAGGGAATATAGGATACAACACCGATTCCTTTATATGTATTAACCACAGGCGCCTCAGCCTGCATATCAAACTTTTTCTTATCCATTATCCTTGCCCCTTATTTTTGGTTTCCCAACCTTCATCTTCGCGTTCCCAAAGAAACTGGCCAGCTTGTTCATTGTCTCGCTCTTCTCTCCGCCCACATTAAACGGATTGTACTGACGAATCATTTCTCCACTCTTCTCGCAGAAGGAGTTTCCTGCGTAGTTCACAATGGCATCATACTGCAGCTTGTGTCCCAGCTCCTCCAACACATCCTCAAAAAATATATAGCTCATATTATTGATCTGATCCTCGTCCACAATGCCGAGGTGCGTAGCAATCATTGCCACAGCCCGATCAAGTGTTAAACCATCCCCTTCCTCTCCTTTTCCGCGTTTTTTAGTTTCGCTTCTTTTTCGTCGATCTTATTGACCCGCCGAAAAATGGAGAGGATCTTCTCAATGGTTCCTGTGTCCATGCTGTCGTAATTGTTCAAAACCTATTCTTCATTATCCGTTGCGGCAATCAGCCAGTCCATGGTCGCTTTGTCTCCGTCCCTGTCGTCTCCAAAGGAGCCAGCCTCCATTGCCTATATATCCACAAGCGGGTACATGTCCAGGACCCTGTAAAAGGTCGCTGTCCTGTTCCGCTGATATTTCAATTTTGTTGGTTTGATTTCAATCAGAACATCTCCGATCAAAACCGTGTTTTCGGGGCTTCCCACCTGCGGAAGCTCCCTTTGTTTTGCGCTTGGCGCAGGCACCGGCTTGGTTTCGGTCTCCGCCTTTGGCAGTTCCTTTTCCGGCTGTTCTGCGCTTGGAACCTTTTTCCTTGCAGCCATTTTCCCACCTCTATCCTTTAAAAAGGAGGGGACCATTTCTGATCCCCTCCGTTATTCAGTTGTTAGTCCCAGGTCACAGTTCCGGAAGACTTATTCACAATCTCGCCTTCGCTGTCGGTGGGCTCATAATACAGATCCCACATCTTGTTATCTGCACGCTTTGGGTTGATGCCGCTGAATGTTACGCTGTAGGTCCTCAATGTTCAAGACGGTTCGCTGCGCCGTCCCCGCTTTTCAGCAGCTCTGCATTACTGCAGAGAGCAGACTATATCACGCTCCGCTTGGGAGCCTCGCCATTTCGGATGCCAATCGCTTGCACCCTACTCCACAAAGGGATAGTCGTTAGGCTTTTGATTCAGCATACTTCCATGCTGAATTTTTAGCACGGTAGGTTGTCCTGATGGTCGTAAGTCATCAGGAGTTTCCCCGTTTAGACGAGTTTGCAAATAGCATTGCTGCTATAGGGTCCTATTTTGTTAAGACGCACTCTTGTAGCTGGAGCTCATACCAGGCAGCGCAGTCACGCGCACACGGGGAATGAATACATGCACCCAAGCTTTGATCGCGCTTTCTGTGCAGTCGTCACCGCCGCTGTACACAGGATAATGCGCATACAGAGCGCCCTTGCTGGTAGTGGAGTTGGTCTTCACGGTCAGCTTCTGGGCGCCAACAATACGCCGCTTGTAAGAGACACGCACGGTGTCGCCCACAACAGCGTCTCCTTCCGCCATAGTGATCTCGGTCTTGCCAGCAGCCTGCTCGGTTGCAGCAGTAATGGTCACCTTGAACTTGCCGGCGGCCACAGTATCGGCCACTTCCTCCAGCCCGGTGATCTTCACGGATCCAGCCTGGCATTCATAAGGAATGGTGATCTTCAATCCTGTTTCCACGTCATAACGCTTGGTTTCAAGAGTGCCATAATCGCCCTCAACCTAATTAGCCGCATTAGCCATCTCGAACATATCCATGTCAAAGTTGGAAATGTCATAGGTAAACTCCAGCGTCTTGGTCGTATCCAGGTAGGCCAGAGGGAAAGCTCCCTGGCCGCCATTGATTGTCAGAGTTTCAGACCCATTCGTGAAACCGGAAGTATTCACTTCGTCGTAGCTGAACACACGTCCATCGCAGCGAACAAAGTCAATGTTGGGGTTATCAGCAATGTAGCCGCCAAACTTCTCAACATATGCTCTCATTTCGTTTCCTCCTTGTTTGGTATTTACCGCGATTCCCGTTCCTCCTAAAAGCGGGAATCATCACGCTCATACCGTTGTGTTATAAGAAAAGGTGATGTGATACCTTTTGTATCCAACCACCTTTGTCCACATATCGTATTCATCCTCATAACTGAATCTAAGTCCGCATATATGCGTATTCTTCAGCAGAAGATATTTGATCCTCTCAGCAATCAGGTTGCATCGGCTTTTGATGCGGTCACTATTCGCGTTATAGAGGACGTTCTCTTTCACGTAAATGTCAAAGTTTTTGTACTTCAGTTTTACGTTCCTGTTGTTTGTGCCTGTGCCCGTTGTGTCGTAATGGGTGACGCGCACCTGCTCGTTGATCAAAAACTCATCCGCGGCAGCATCTTTAATAAAGTATCTTTCAATAAACTGTTTGATCGTCGTACCCTGCGGAATGAGCATCTACATTTTCAGCTTATCGTCCTGGAACAGTTCCGTCCGGATCACGTTATTCCAGTTATCGTCCCAGGTTCTCGTTTTTTCAGCATACATATTCTCACCCGCCTGTTACGCTTACGTTGCCATAAAACAGTTCTTCAGGAATTCTCTTCATCGCCGCATCAAGAACATCTTTAAAATACACCCTGGACATCTTGATCGCATTTTCAACCATCTGTTCTCCGTTCACCTTTGGTTCCATGCTAAACCCTTCCGGTAGGTAACGGGCTGCTGTTGCCGTGGAAACATGTCTTCCAGCATTCATATCGTTTCCGTATACATCAAATCCTGGCTTGGTGTAGATGGCATCGTCCAACGCCTTATTGCCGAACAACACAACGGAGGCAATGTCATGCGCCGTTTTGTTTCCCGACCAGTCAGGCACACCGGCTACCACCTCTAAGTAGTCATCTAATGACTTCTTTTCAACTATTTGAAGCGCAGCAGCAAGATCTTGCCGCCACTCCATTTTGCCAACGCCGTTCTTCATAATCTCTTCGGAAAATCGATCAAGAAAATACTCGGCCGCGTCATCCAGTGCTCTTTCAAGGTAATGCCGTATTTCTTCAAGTACCGCCTGTTCATCCAGCGCCAGCGTATTAACCTTCATCATCTTCCACAACTCCTCCGGCCACACGCTTTGCATTCAGGATCAGCACGCCGTACTCTTTGTCGATGTTCACTTCCGCAATGCTTACGTTGATCACGCGGTAGGTAAACTCGCCGATCACAAACCGGTCATCAAGATCGATCTTCTTTGTTATGTCGTTATACTGCAGCGATACGACGATCAAGTGGTCTGCATGCATACCCGGCTGACCAGAGGCTGCGGAAAAGTCAGGACGACCGGCATACTCCGTATGAGAAATTGGGATAGCCGGCGCAATCACCTTTTCGCCACCCTCTTCGATCAGGTACCCCATCTCGTCTGTCACATCATCAAAGTGCCGTGTAAACTCCGTTGTCGCATTGCATTCGACGGTCTGTGACGCCTGGTTGTTTGCATGGTTCGTAACATTCCAGCTCAGCAAGAAGATCGTTCCATCTTCTCGGATTAGCATATCCCCTTTATGGATTGGAATGTCATGGGTCACCTTAAAGTTCGTGCTCATATCAGAGTTGCCGATCTTTGACTTCCAGTCGATGGGGGTTTGCTGTCCGCGCAAATAGATTGGTTCATAATCTTCATCATTGATCTTGTACCAATCCCGCACCAGCTCAAATGTGAAGTTCACATGGGGCACGTCATGGCTAAGCAGCCGCCTGAAATCATCCTCAATCGTGGGCGGCGGGCGAAAGTCCCTCCGGCTTGGCTATACTTTGGCTGGTATTTTTCCAATAGCCTCCTTGATATCCGCCCGCCTGTCAAATACGATCTTTGCCATTATTCGCGCACAAAAATCGTTTCCGGAAGCCGCCCGATATCTCCAGCCTTATCAAGCAGCTTGTGTTTGATGCGACAAAACGCAGACCAGGATTCATCCGACCAATCGGCCTTCTGCTTGTTTCCGTTCATCGCGTACATCGCGTCTTCTATATCTGTAATCTACCGTAGCAAGTCAGCGCGGAGCATCTCCGTATATTCCGCCTATGTATATGTCCTTTCATAAACAGGATCCAACTGCCCGTTGCGGTAAACAATCTTCACATCCAATTCCTTTTCCATCCTTACACATCCTTTATCACAGCAGATGGAAGCGGATCATCTTATACCAAATCTTCGTCCGGTTGCTCTCCGCGTCCTCGATCAACTTCTGCAGGTTCGCAAAAGGTTTGTCTCCATGCGTTACCGCCATAGCGTCTGTCGTATAACTTGTAAGTTCATCCACACTGCCCTGAAGTGTGCGAAGAAAATCAATCTGTGCCGTCAAAAGAACATACTCAATTTCGTCGGCTTCGAGCTTATTTTCAAAAGCAACGCACAGCCCGTTTCCTTCATAGGTAAACATTTCTTCGTTCAATTCCAACGCTCGCCCGGTAATTACATATAAATAGCGTATCGCTTCTGCGATATAGTCTGTAAGGTCGTCCTGGGTGATTGTATCCGGAACGCTCTGCCACCTAAGACGTCCGAACAGGCGCTTAGCCAATGCCACAACGTCCGTCATACGTCAGTCACCTCATTCGCCGAGAATATTTTTATCAGGCATCTTTGCCTGCAATGCCTTCAGCTTATCCATGCTCAAATTCATGCCCATGGCAACATCATAGATCCGATCCAGGATGTATCCCTCATTGACCGTGCCAAGCCATTCCTTGATTTTTTTCACCGTACCGCCCAGCTTCTTGGCGATCTCTTCATCCGAAATAAAGTTGGGATCTGTTGTCTGATCGATTCCAACCTTCCTCATCGCCTCGTCATCATCTTCCACCCGCAGAATGCCGCGCCGCAGCACGTCGCTCCGAGAGGCAATATATTTCAACTCTGTTTCTGTCACCGGCAAAAAGCTGCCATGCGGGATATTCACACCCAGATGATCCATCTCATCCTTTGCGGACGTAAACACGCCCACGTCAAATTTCTGCGGGTTTCTCAAAATAATTTCTGCCATTCCCTTTTCTCCTTTCAATAAAAAGGGGAGGGATTTCTCCCTCCCCATATGTCATCATCAGTTGGCGACGTACACGCTCACATAGGGGCGGTCACCGTAAACAATACCAGCGCCGAAGAACTGATCGAGACGGATCTCGTAGGTCTTGTCGTCGATATTGGTATCTTCCTGAGCAACGACATCACCCTCGAAGACGACCTTCAGAGGACGCATGCTCGCATCAACACCACCGGGGATGATGAACAGCTTGTTGGTGTCAAACACAGGAGCGTCGGTACTATCGATCAGGGGGTTCACCAGGTTGACAACCTTAGCACCGTTGTACACAGCGATAACGCCGTTGTCGTTCTGTTCCTTGATGATGCCATCAGCGAACTGAGTGTTTGTGGTTGCGTTAAAGCCGGTCAGCTTGGCCAGCTTGCCGGTCATGGCAATGTCACCGAAGATCACGGGACGAGCGCCAGCGGAAACGCGGGTCCAATGCTCGATCATGGGATCCAGGGTGGCAGGCACGATGCCGTTGCCATAGCCGTAGTAAGGAGTAGCCCAAGAGGTAGCCGCATCATTCAGCACCTTCTGGATGTACTGATACTCGGCCAGCTCCATCTGGTAAGCGGCGTCATTGATCAGGTCGGCCATCTGCACGGTGCCGTTCTTCAGCTCCACAAAGTTGATCACAGGACGGGCAGACACGGAAACGGTATCCAGGGTCAGAGCCTTGTTTGCAATCTTGGAGCGGGCAGTGGTAGCGCCCTTGGCCTGAATGTAAGCGCGGACGCCTTCCAGGCGGGTGTTGAACTGAGCCTTTTCGCCATCGCCAACGCGCTTCACGTCAGCCACGGTATCCAGCCAGTTGGTAGCAGGCCGCATGATCTCGTTCACAGCAAAGCCCACCAGCTGGGCAATCTGATAACGGTTGTTGGGATTGGGGTTCGCGGCCTAATCGCGGATCAACTTTGCAGCGTTTTCCGCAACGTCAGTATCGATGCTCTCCTTGCGGGCCTGAGCTGCCATAACCTTGACGATGTTAGAATCCTTATAGATCTCAATCATGTTATTCACCTCGAATTATTCTCTTCTGAGTCAATTAAGCGCTCTTCTTGGCGACAGAACCACCAATAGCGGGCTTCACGGTGTCCCCAACAGCCAGGGTGTCATACAGGGCCTTTGTCACGGTCACGATCACCTGGTCGTTCAGGACGGGGCGCCGCATGCGCACCAGATCGCCCACCTTGCAGGCGTACTCGGCGTTATTAAAGTTGGGCATATAATCATCAAGCCACTCGTTCTCAACCAGGTAAGTCACCTTGGTTCCGGGAGCGGTAACGGTAGCCACGATGGCTTCCTTGCCCCACAGGGTGGTCTTCTCATCCACGCGCAGCTCCATGTCACCGGCGGCGGCGATGGGCTTCACTTCGTAAACGTTGGTAGTTGCATTCTTGGTAATCTCCGCAAAGATACCATTCTCCATGGCGACGCCAGCGGGGAAAGCACCTTCATAAACGTGACCATCCAGCTTCTTGAAATATCCAGCCATAATTCATATTCCTCCAATTCTTTAGCGGCGTTCAAGCAGGCCGCCATATTCGCCGGTGGGCTCCATCTCGACAAAGCTCGCCATGGACATCTCCGGCTTCTTTTTGCTCTCCGCAACCAGGGCTTCCGCCAGGTCTGCGATCGCTTCGTAGTTCAGGTTTGCAATTGCTTCCTTCACGGCCTCATCTTCCACATTCAGGCCCTGCTTTGCAGCAAATGCGCTCGCCTTTTCAACCTTGGCGGCATGCTCAGCTTCCGCCCGCTCCGCCTTAATCTGGTTGAGTTCGGCTTCGATTACCTCAAGCTCGGCAATACGCTGCTTCAGTTCAGCAATCTCCCGATCTTTTGGGTCCTCTTCTTCCTCCGCGATAATGGGAGCGGCAGGCGCCTCTTCCACGGTCTCCACCACGGTATGCTCGGTGGACACAGTGTGGTAGGTCTTGCCGTCGTACTCATCCTTGTTCACGCTCTCGCGCACTTCCACGGATTCATGTACGATTTCGGCCTCGGCGTTTTCAGCGGTTGCGTTTTCGGCGTTTGCTTCTTCCGCAACAGCGTTTTCAGTCTCAGCCGTCTTCGTCTCGTCGATTTCGTTTGCCATATTCTTTTCCTCTGGCATTGTCTCTTTCACCTCGTTTACCTTCGTTGTCTCTGTTTCCTCAGAAGTAACAGAAGCCACCATTTCCACCGCGTTCGCGTCTGGGCAGGCGGGAACAGAAACGATGGCCATGCCGGTCAAACTGTTGTTTTCTCCGACATCGACAAATGTAACTCCAGCAATCTTTACTGTATCTTTGGGATCATACTTGATTTCAAATGAAACATTCAGCAGTCCCTGTTCATAAAGCTCCGCCAGCCGCTCACAAATATCAATCTCCCGTTTCGGGATTCGCGCCGTTCCATACAAAGAAACGACACCATCATTACTAATCTCCGTCCGGAAATCAACGATGCCGCCGATCTGGGTTGTATTGAACTGCTTTGTAATTGGGTTGTAAAGGTGGGTCAGATTGGCGTAGTCTCTTGCAAGCAGTTTGGGAACATCGACATAGAGCGGCAACGCGACGTATTTATCAACATTATTGATAATCTCATTTATAAATGCAGCCGTCGCGCCTTGCCCATTCTAATTCTTCTGGTTGTCAAACAGCTTGAAAGAAATCAACAGAAAGATGTCGTTGCTTCTTTTCTCGTCGATCTTTACTTCCTCGGCCAAGAGCACAACCCGTTGTTCGTTCTCCATGCCGAATCATTCCTTTCTCAGCATCTGCCGTGTAGGAGGTCAAAGCATCCGCTGAGTATAAAATTAAAAACGGAAAATCCGTTTTTATTCTGAGTCATCCTGCGGCTGAGATCCTTCGGGGTTTGACCCCTTGGGCTGCCGCCCGGTTACCGATTTTGCTGGATCGCTTTTCCGCTCGCTGTCATCCAGCGTCGGCCGTCCAACCGTGCCGCTGGAGTCGGAGCTTGTGCCCGTTCCGGCTTTTGCGCCCTCGCGTGGCACCAGGATATCCTGCGTGCCGTCCGCCTTCTCGCGCTTCTTCCGTTCCACTTCCTGACCGATGTCGTAGCCGTATGTCTGCATCAGCGTCCGGTCGGAAATCAGGCCCTTCTCCCACAGCTTGGTGCATGCGTCCTGGAAAGCCTTCGATCCGCTCAGGTCAACCGGCGGGAAGGTGAACAGCGGAATATTCGCTTTCGCGCTGTGCGGCATTAGCTCGGAAGATCCGTTCAGCCGCAGGTTGATCTTATTCATCATCTCGCAAAAGTTGTCCTTGGCCTGTTTGATCCGCAGCGCCGCCGTCTGCATGCTCACCTGCGCAGAGGCAAAAGTTGAGCCGTCTTCGGCGCGTCCGGATACGATCACGCCGCTGATACCGCCAGCGCTCAGGATATCGCTGTTGACTCCCTTGTATTTGTCGTATTCAAAGATGTCGTCAGTCTTTGGCTGGATCACCTCGGCTTCGCACCAGTTATTGGTCACAGCCAGCGCTGTTCCTGTCATGGCGTTCCGGAAGATGCCTGAAACCTGCCGCAATGCGTTGATATCCGGTATAACCTCATTCTTAGGATCTCCGTATTTCACATGCACAAAAGACCGTGCGCCAAGCACCAACAGCGCGTTTTCCCAGTTGGAAATCAGCTCCTTCTTGGCAAATGCCTTCAGGCACGATGCCACCATGGGAACAGCGTACCGCATCCAGTCTTCTTTCAAATCCTGCAGCACAAAGGTGTTTTCCGGGTTAAGCTGCACCCATTCTTTGCCAGCCTTGAGGCCCTCGGCAACTTCCTTGGGGAAGCCTTGCAGGCGCACCTCCAAATTCTCGTCTTCCAGGTAATCCTTCTTTGCCTTGGATGCTTGCCGCTGCAAATCGTCCTTAACAGTACGGCAGTTCATTTCGATAACCGGCTCACCGTTCACCATCACGTTGGAAACGCGCACCTGATGCACCGGCAGCGTTCTGATCGTGCCATCGTCCATCAGGTAAACATACACGTTGGCATATTTGTAGAATTGCAGGAAAATACTTTCCATCATATCCCGCAGGTGGATCCTGTCATAATATTCCAGGTATTTTTGTTTCACCTGTTCGTTGGCGCCCACCAGGCGGAAGTCATCGCAGATGCTGAACGGCGTGTAAACCTCTTTGATAATGCCGCGGTAAATCGGATCGGCATCCACGTAATAGTCGCTCAGCTCATACAGCCGAACAATATTGCGTTGCTTATTCTTCAATATCGTGTCATAGTCATAACTGGCCTAATCACCGCTATAGGTGATGTTTTTATCGTTATAGGTGATTGTTACATCATCGGCATTCGTTGCGCCAACGGCAATCTCCGGTCGGTTCGCAATCACCGTTTCGCGTTTTGTCCGCTGTCCAAATACCCGATCAAAAAAGCCCAACACAGTCACCCCTTTCTTAGAATGTCGTCACAATTCCAATGCAGGGAACTGTGCTCGCTTGCATTATTTTCCGCTTTCTTTTATCTTCAATTTCCGCAATATAATTCAGAGCCATACCAATGGCAGAGTATCTATCCTTATGTTGCGTTGATTTCGCCACATCATAAACGACAGCGCCGCTTCCGGTCTCCTTGGCCACAATGTTGCCCATCTCAATTTGCAGGGCGTCGGCCTCGATGAAGATTGCCTTTTCGGCTTGCAACAACTTTTTCTTCCCGTCTTCCCCGTCTTTGTCTGCGCCCGTAATCCGGTTATCCAGGATGTAACGGGAATTGACCGGCAGCTCCACCGCCTGCTGTTCCAGCGCAATGGTCGTTGCCGATACCATCTGGTGGTTCAGCGCGTTATTGGCAATCACCGTCCGCAGCAGCGGCACCGCGTTATGGATCAGCGAGTGCTCGTCATCCGCCACAATGGGCGGATACTCTTTGTTTGTCTCCGGATCAACCCACGGCTGACTCATAAACGCCGGGAAGGCATCACCCAGGCCGCGGCAGTCCACAACGATCTTTGATACATTGGGGAACTTTACCAGCAACTTGCGTACCTCGTTCGCCAGCGCATCCAACCTCTTCCCATGATAGGAGCGGATGAACACCAGCTTTTTGATATAGGTTCCATTCTCGCACTCAATTAACTTGAACAGCACGATCACCGCGTTATCCGCATGCTTGGAGCTGGATGTCGCAAGGTCAACGCCCATCACGTAATCCGCCGTGCTTCTGGATGGCATAGATACTTCAACATCCTTGAGCACCCTGCACTTTTCCGTCAGCTCATAAGGGAATACGCTGCCGGTCTCGGCGCCAAGGAAGATGCTTCCATATTCCATAGCAAACTTAGACTCCGGCATTGTACGCCGTTCTTCTTCAAAGAAGCTCGTAGGCGTAATGCCAACGCGGGCAGCCGCCTTATAATCCTAAGCACAGGCAAAGCAGTTCATTGCTCCTGCCGCCATGCGTTTCAGAATATCCACAAATGTCTCGTAAAAATAGTTGCTCTTGAGGCAAGCCGATGTGATGGAGATCATCTTGGATGTGTAATCGCGGAATTCTTTCTGAACACATATTTCTCGCGTGGTATTGCGAACAGGCTTTGCAATCGCTTCCAGGTCGTCCTTCTTTACCTCGGGCGCCTCATCAATCACAATGATTTTGGCACGAGCGCCGCGGAACGTTCCAATGGAATACGACTCAATTTTTGACCCGTTCTTCAGGCGGCATATACCCTTGCTCCGGCTCAGCTGCACGGCATTATGCCCGTTGGTGTCGATTTCGCGCAGGATGTCTGGATTCTTTACGAAGTAATCATCAATCTTTTTAAGCACCAGCGTCGCCTGCTCAGCCGTACCGGAGATAACCGCAATCAAGCTGCCAGGATACAGCACGCCCATAGCCAGGCAGCATAGCGCCGTGATCCATGTTTTTCCGAAGCCGCGGCTCTGCACAAAGTTGATGGTATCGCAGTTTCCAAACATGCGTGCTTCCACCTTTTGTACATCCTTGAGCTTTACCTTAAAGTATTCCTCAATGAACACATCCAGGTGGGTGCGCCAGTACCAGATCTGCTCTACCCACTAATCCGTATTTTTTATCTCGCGGATCTGAGATGCTTTATAGGCAGCCATAATTACTACCTGCCCTCCAAGCCGACAGCCTCAAGCGTGTGCTGGTAGTCTTTAATAATCTTGTCTATATCGTCTTCAGGGAAGGTAAATCCGTTCTCGTTCAGCTTTCCGTCTACCTCGATCCGCAGGATGATTTCTCCCAAAGACCCCATGCCGGATGCTTCGCCCGGTTTTCGTTTGCAAGCCGCAAAGTTGGATGACTTGGACAGATCGTCAAAGTTTCTCAGCGCGTCCTTGTACTCACTGGATGATATTTCCCCGCGCCGCATCTTGTCTTCGGCGATGTCGGCATTCAGAGATGCCTTGATCGCTTTTCTTGCATAGTCGCGGATGTTTACGTTGTCCAATACAAAGTCTTCTTCGTACTGCGCGTATTTTTCATTCAGCAGCTCAATCTGCTCGTCGGTATAATATCCGCCCCAGGTTTTGCTGTAGTGTGGTTTCGCAGCTTCCGTCTCGTCCTTCTCGGATGCGCTTTCATCCTTCTCTTCTGCAAAAGAACCGTCATCCCCCACATTTTCCACGTAGGAATAAAACTGGTTCATGTTCATAAATGAAAAGAACTGCCTTGCAGCAGTCTCATTCAAAATCTTATCCCGCTTTTTCTGGCTCGCCTTGGGATCCAGATATTCCGGATTGCTGGCCAGCACATACATTGCCTTTTTTACCGCCGAATCCCAGAAACCATCCTTCCACGTCCTGTTGTTCTCATAACAGTACCGTTCCATCGATTCTTTGTCTACGGCGTATTTTTGAACGCAATCCTTACACCATGCATCTCGGTATTGTTGAGATCGCCAATCTCTGTTCGGATAAAACTGTCCAAGCGGAAGGACCCTGTTACACCGTATACAAAGCTTGGAAGCAACCTTACTTTGCCTCATAACGACCTCCCATTAAAAAAGAGCCGTCCCACATTGGACAGCTCCATTGCTTATAAATTGATTGGATATACGCATCGGCGGCCATAGTCCCGCTCGATCACCATAGCGATGGCGCCAGGCTTTCCACCGTACCCTCTGCTCTGTGCGTATTTATCCACGCCGCAGATGCTTGGCGTGCGTATGATTACGGAGTTCCCGTCGTCGGTCATCCCCATGGGGTACTCCTGCTCTTTGTGTTTGTGCCCGCAAACGAAAAAGTCAATGGCCTCTCCATACATGTTGATGGCATCCTTTGCAATTTGATCAATACTCTTTTCGCCATCTCCATGCAGCAGCAGGAAGCTGTATCCTTCCACGTCTGCCAGAACCATACGCCGCGCTTCTCCACAGAAGGCAACACGTCCATTGTCACGCAGCCGCTCTTCCAGATACCACAGGATGATCTTCTCCAGGTTCTCATCCTCAAATTCCCGGTTCTTGCTCTTCAGCGGGCGAACCTCGCTGTGATTGCCGGTGCAAAGATAAACCCGCACGTCGGCGAACTCGGAAAGCTTGCTAAGCCATTTGGCCATGTACTCCGAAAGCCGCATGGTACTTTCCACCATGCCGTACTCCAGGCGCATCAGCTGAGACTGCCGCAGCATGCCATCAATCAGATCTCCGACCAGAAACACATGCACCGTGCCGGTGCCTTCCCGTTGGATAATCCAAACGGTCTCCGCCAGCAGGTCATGCATCCGCCGCTCAAACGCCGTATGATCGTAGCGGTTGATGATTTCGCCACGAAGCCCTTTGACCTCGATCTCGGCGCCGTAATGGAAATCACCCAAAGCCAGCACCAGCGATTTGTCTTCTTCCGGATCAAGCATCGGCACATACCCAACGTCGATCTTCGGCAGCTTCTTGATTGCCTCAGCGATCTCTTCCCGCAGCAGCTGGCTTCTTGCCTCTCCTCGGTATGCCGTATTTACCTGCCGAGAGAGATCACGCAGCTTTTGCCGTTCCACATATCCTTTGGAAAGAGAAGAGATACTCCCGTCCGCCGGATCGTTCAGCAGCTGTGCGTCATCAACAAGTTTGATGCCTACGCCGGCCTTCCGCAGCGTTTCCGCATTGATGTCCAGGTCGAAGTCCTCGCAGATCTCCGCCCAGTCCCGATCAATGCTGCCGCTTTTCTTTTGAGCCACAATCTTTACCAAGTCTTGCAGCTCTTGAACATTCTATTCCTCCAAGGAACGACGCATTCCTTCACTTCCTTCATCCTTTATGATACATATACAATTGGAGCGCCATACGGATCTCGAAACCGTATCATCTGCTTGGAAGGCAGATATGTTAGCCTTTACACCAATAGCGCATATCAAGACGCATTAAGCTTTTTGTATTACCAGTACAATGCTATCATTGCTGTTAGCGTCTTCGGTGCCCAGGGCGGAATTTGAATCCGCACTAATAGCAAATGCTTTTCACGATTTTAGGGACCGTGCCCTCGTGCCAATTGGGGTACCTGGGCATATCATTCGCCAAGCTCATTGATCTTTATCTCAAATCATCAAAGCTAAGCAAAAATAAACAAGACGGTCAATAAAAAGAATCCTGCATCTTTCAAATATAAAATTGCTGCACCCGTCTTATTGGTGGAACCAGAGGGCTACGATCCCTCCGCCTTCTCCTTGCAAGGGAGATGCTCTTCCGAATGAGCTATGGCCCCATAAAAAAGCAAGGCACGTTGTTTTCTATACGCGCTCTACCAACTGAGCTACGGCCGGAACACCGACCGGCTGGGCTCGAACCAGCGACATCGAGCTTAACAGGCTAAGAAGTAAAATTGCTGCGCGTGCCTTTTGATTTCAAAAAACGAGGGTACACAATAATATGATTCAAAACAACCGAGAAAGGAAAAGCGGATGTTTTGTGCCACACATATAATGGGAACATTTTTGTCGTTTATTTTCAATGTTCTCAAAAATTTTTACGGTTTGTGATGAGTGCCGCTCCATCACGTCGGAAGCCATCAGCCGCCGACACGCCGTACCACCGTAAACTTGCACTTGGTTGTGCTTCAGGGACTCGGACCCCGGACCTTCTGTGTATAAGACAGCTGCTCTAACCGACTGAGCTAAAGCACATTATGGTCTGAGTGGTGAGACTTGAACTCACGACTTCGTGATCCCAAATCACGCACGCTGCCAACTGCGCTACACCCAGATAAAAAATTCAAGACGCCTTTACTGCGTGCTGTCGTTGCACCACGCTCGCCTCTGCGGGCGGCAGGAGTCAAACCTGCATCTCAGGCCCCGTCTGCAATAAAATAGCTGTAGGCGTCTTTGGAGCTGGTGGGCAGGGTCGAACTGCCGACATTTGGGTTACAAATCCAACCCACTACCTGCTGTGGTACACCAGCGTAAAAAAGACAAGACACATTTATTTTTTGTGCTGCGTTATCCAACTTCGCCAACCGGGACACCGGCCCCAGTGCGGGACTCGAACCCGCGATGCTCACTCCTAATCTTAAACATGGCTGTATGTGTCTTACAATAATCATGGGCTTATAGCCCTGGTGGCAGAGGATGGTAACGCTCCATCTGTCTTCGGCCTATGAAGCCGATGAGATATCTTTTTCTCTACTCTGCTATATTGGCGGAGTGGACAGGTTACGATCCTGCATCCCTTTCAGGTGACGGCTTTCAGGGCCGCTTCGCCCTCCATACTGCGCACCACTCCGCATAAACAAGACAGGCGTGTTTGGCGGGAATCGAACCCCTTGAAGGCAAATGTCTTATCCTCTTGACTGCTGTCCCTGTCTTTTAATCAGCCGCCTTTATTACGGCCACTCACCCAGCGGCTTTCCAAGGCAACCCTTGGGATCCTCGGCATCCGTGCAGAAGAACACGCCATCGTGCTCCTCAAAGATATCCTTTGCGATCTCCTGATACAGCGTGCTCCGCTGACCGTAGATATCCCCCAGGTCATCCACCCAATACTGAACAACCTCCTTGCGGAAGACGACATACTTCATGTTGTTTGCAAAGACGCCGTGAATGTTCTTGATGAATGACAGCGCGGGATTTCCGTAGAAAGCTACGCTATAGATATCACGGATCTCATCGACATTTTCGAGGTTTGCCGGCACTACGGAGATCTTCAGCTTCACATTGCCAAATTCCTTTTCAGCCGGAAGCAACTTCTCCAGCGCCGCAGCCTTTGCCGCCTCATCCACATACAGGTACAGCTCGTAATGATCCTCATCGTATACAACGTGTACCTGCGGGTCGTGCTTGAACATTGCTTCTACCTCATAGTAGAACTCCACCCAGGGTGCAGAAAGATTCAACTTTGCCATATCCTTTACTCCTTTATTCATTTGTTGGAGGTCTGGGTGGGTCTCGATCCCACGACCTGCTGCTTATGGTGGTTTGTGGAAGGCTCGAACTTCCAATCTTCCCCAGCACAACATCGGGGAATACTTACCGTTTCGTAACAACAAACCACAGGCAGCTGCTCTGCCAACTGAGCTACCAGACCAATATATATTAAGCGCTTTCTCATTGCGTCCGCAAACACCGAGCTTTCATCAGCACTCCGTAGAGCCGAAGGCAATCATTCATAAGAAACAAGACGCACATTATTTAGGTTCACAGATTTAAAGTCTATTCCTTAATATTGTAAAGTTGCTGCATGCGTCTTTGGCGGGCGCGGCAAGATTTGAACTTGCGCTCCGGTTTCCCGGAGGCCGCGTTAGCAGTGCGGTGGTTTCAGCCAGGCTCACCCACACGCCCATAAACATTCAAGACACCGTTTTCTTGTGGCGCTGATTACAAATCGGCAAAGAAGATTTGCTGCAAGTGTCTTTTCGTTTTACACCTATAATGGGAACATTTTGCGACGCCTTTTTCATGCCGCGCAAATTATTTTTTCATCCGGAAGCAAACTCCCGGCCATGTCAAAGTAGAAGGTTCTGCCCACGCCATCGGCGCGTTCTGCGCAGATGATCTTGTCCATATCGTAAAGCAGTCCCACCGCCGTTCGTTTCGGCTTGTACTGCTCCACGTCGTTTGCGATGCGGCGACTCATGCCGCCATATTCAAAACACCCTTCCGTATCAACCGTACAGAAGCAAATGGAATAATTCTTTGTGCCGAGAGCTTCGGCTATCTATTTTGACAACGGCGGCTTTGCCTTTTTGCAAGCCCGCCCCTTCGTTGGTTTTGATATCTTGGCAGCCCGCTCGTCCAGCCGCTCCACCATGGGGCGGAAGAAGCCATCGTCGGCTCCATGCTCGGGATCTGCGCCGCTGCCATAAAGCATATCTTCAACGCATGGAGGACAGGAGGATATAGGAATTTCACTTTTACCTCGCATAACTTCCTTGTAATCGGTCACTATATCTCCGTCCGTTCCTATGCTTCCCATCATCAGGAAATATGCCAAGCTGCTCTAAAACAGCTTAACTTTGTTTTCTGGGGAGTAATTATCTTTGCTGCCAAAGCTGATCCAGTTGTTCTCAATATAGTCGTTCCAAGCACCCAGCTACTTTTCGACCGCTCGCAGCTTTTCGTCTTCGTTTTTGCACCAAAGCTTATGGGTTATGCCCGCCGGATCAACCACGTTGTATCCTTTCATACAAAAAAGATCCTCCCCTCTATTATTATCCAGTAAACCGCGCCTTTGTCAGACAAGGGCATATGTCTCCCTCCAGGCTTCGTCATTTCGGTGGCATATCTTTGATACCGCCCGCCTGAACATGGCGTAAATGGTTTGCCTCGTCTTCCCATACCGCTCCGCTATATCCGCAAAGCCATAACCCCTCATGGATAGGTCTACAATTTTGCGCTCCCCAACCGAAAGGCCGGCTTCCGCTATAAGCCGGTCAAGGTCGGCGTAAACGCATAAAACCGGCTCCGAGAATGGGAAAACGCCGTTGGATGTTGTGGGATCATTCTGCTCCAGCAGCAGCGGATAGAAGGATTCGTCCTACTTGCTCCGCCGCTGCAGCAGCTCCGATACAACGCGCTCCTCGCCCAGGGGCACATAGTCCCATTCACGCAAGCCGCGCCCCTCATTCCTTGTTTCAACCTTTACAGAACCCAACGGCTTATGCCTCCTTAGACGCCTTGCCTTTGGGCTTGCGCAGCTCGCGCAATTCATCGTCCGCCTGCGCCAATGCGGCATCCAACGCCGCCACCTCTTCGGTCAGCTCCGCCACCTTTTTCAGCCCGGCCACAATGGCGTCAAAATTGCTCACAAGCATATTCCGCAGCCGATCGTTGGCGACACCGCGCCCCATTCCGTTTGCATTCGCCGCATCAACATCGGCCTTTGCCCGCTCCAGTTTTTCAATCAGTTCATTCATGCAGCCAATCCTCCAATACCATTCTCATCATGCCCTTTGTCACGCCGACAACAAGGCTGTTTCCAATGCGCGTTCCATCGAGGCCTGTTACCTTTTCAAGCAGCTTGCCAACGGCGTACATCAGCGCAAAGGCATCTTCTGCCTCGGCGTTCTTCCCGCTCGTCCCCATGGTAACACGGGCTTCGTTTTCCCGCCCTTTTGCATAGCGGATAATTACCTCGCGCTGTTCTCCAGGCTTCCTTTCGCCCAGAACTTCATTCAGCGTCGAATTAAAATCAAGCATCTCTTAGTTCCTCCAATTCTTTTTTGAAGAAGGCTTTGGGCCACTCTTCTTCTGGGATAAAATATTTGATAACCTCGCGGTATGTCCGTGCAAAGTCCTCCGCCCTGAAAGAGAACTTCACATTCATGACTTTGCCACCGGTATCACTCGGTATTTTGTAGGTATAACCCTTTGGCAGCGAGCAGAAGCCGCCACCCTTTTTATGTCGGCTTTTGCTTTTATGGACGGTGATTGCTTCTTCTTCCTGCAAATCATTCACCGCCTTGACAACGCCGCATGGTGCGGCGCCGGTATACTTCGCCATCGTCTGCACCGACAGATGCGCCACCGTCCTCCACTTGCAGAACATCATGATCAAGAAGAGGACTTTTCGCCGCGTCCCCCCGCGCTGCGCCATGATCAAGTCTACTTCCGCTTTGGAGATTGTCAGCGGTTTATCCTTTGAGGCCACCTTGAATTTGGAAGACCAGACCCAAGCTGCTATCGCTGCCGCGTCATCTTCAATCTCTTTCTGCGTATTGGTTATGAAGTCGGCAGGCTGCTGCGCCGCCCAGGCAAGGATCTCCGCCTCTATCTCCTTCTGCGTTTTGCCATCAAAACGCTCATGTACCGCAATGGAAACCATAAGGTTATGCATCATACCTGGGCCCGTCATCTGCGGAAAGTGGTCTCCCTCAAAGCGCACCGTCTCAAATTCCTGCTCCGGGTATTTGTCTTCTTTTCCGCCATTCACTTCCAAATACTCGCCGCTGAAGCTGCTGCTTCGCCGGATGAGGTCGGCCGCCCAGTCTCGATCCACCTGCACAATCTCAAGGATGTACCCAGGATCCATGATGGGTTCCAATGTCTCACGGTCAAGATACCAACACACGTTTCCGGTTTTATGATGCACGCTCAAAGGAAGTTTAATGGATTGTTTGGCCGTAGGCCTAAATTCCACCTTGTGCCAGTCGAAGCCGCCGCGGGAAATAATCGTGTTATAAAAATCAAGCAGCAGGTTGGTATACATAAGATCGTTGAAGAATATCTCCACATGGTATCCCTTGCCGCCAGAGGTTGAAACGTATATACGGTCCCGTGGAAATCCAAAGCGTTCGATCTCGTCGATGAGACGATGGACAAGGTCTTTGTCATCGAGGTCAACGTCAAAGCATACAAACTTGGAAGAGCGGCTGCCGGCAAAAACACCAACGGCATAAGCGTGGTTGAGATGCCCCATGAAGATATGCTTATCAAGATAGACATCTTGGTTGGTTCCGCGCTTCTTGGGGACAACGATCTTTCCATCAAAGGCCATGATGAAACGTTGGCGGTATGTCACGTAGAGTTTGTCAATTCGGTTGACAAGGTCGTAGAAGCCGTACTCCATTTTCCCTCCGAAAAGTAGAAGATATAATAAAGCGATTTGTTTCGAGAAAGTTAAGTTAATAATATATATATAAGTGTTCCGGTAGACTGTGCTGCGAGAAGGTCTGGAGGCAAACGGGCGAGGCTTTTCGCTGAAGCCCATGCCCGCAAAAAGTATAATCATTTACGTAGGGGGTGCCTGGAAAGATTATCTTCTCCGGTGCGGTAGTATGCTGCTGGGTGGTGATAGCCGGAAAATGTTGGTAGTTTGGAAGAGCCATGCCCGCAGCTTCGGCCTACGGCCTGCCCATGAAAAATAAGCCGGCGATATGCTGGCAGGTGGCGTGGTGGATGCACAGTGGGTGGCGTGGGAAGGTTGGTCGGCTTATATATAACGCGACAAGCCAACTTTCTCCGCCGTCCATAATATATGGGAACAATCGGAGACAAAACTTTCAGCGCCGGAAAAATATTTTTCTTCACCCGGATTATATTCCCGCGAAAAATAAAAAGGCCGCATATGGCGGCTGTCTTTGGCGGGCTATGCTCGCGGATTGTTCGGGGAAGATTCGTAGATATTTGATTCTTATTTGATTATATTGATCGCGGATTTGAAAGGATTTTGCAGCGATTGGCAAACAATTTGGGGCGTAGCCAGGCGCGATAAGAATGGTTTAAATTTGATGAGACGTTTAAATATGACAGGGGTGGGGAAAAATTGTCTGTTTATGGGGTTTCAAACGTAAAAACAAGGCAAAAAGGCGTCTTAATATGGTATTATGTTCCGTATTGCCTTGCGCCGTGTTTGTGCAGCTACGCGCCGCCGTCCGCCCCGTGTTTGTGGTTGTGCTGCATTTGTGGGCGCTTGTAAATCCACCACGGTGAAACGTTTCATGAACATATTACAATCATTTCATCATATTCTATTTGTTTCAATTTAATTTTATAAAATGTTTACCTGGTACGCATTGCGGGCAATTTTTGGGGCCTATTTTGAGTCAAAACAGCCATAAAAAAGTTTAATTTTATTATACTTTTTGTTTGATAATTCTAAACTTTTTCCCTTGTCTGTTTGTTTGCTTTACACAAATATTCGCTCTTATTTTATAGCATTTTACACCAAACATTTGTTCGTCAAAAATGTTAGTCAAGCATAACTTTCAAATAAAATTAAACAAAGATTTTTGCTTTTCTTTGTGGAATTTTTACTACATTTTTCATGGCCAATAGCATTTCCTACCTATTATATCGCGCGAGCGCGTCACGCATGCGCAGCCAAAAACGCGTGGTATACTTAAGTCGCGGCAGGTTAAACCTGCCCACCACAAAACAGCCCGTCCGGATAAGGGCTTAAACCGGGGAAAGGATACGCAATGAATACCACCACCACCACCACCGTCTACACTGCCGCCTCTATCCGCCGCAATGCTATTGCCCTGCTGTACAATGCGATTGCCGCCGCCGCCCGCATGGGGCGCAGCGTTGACGAAAGCGCCCTTGCGGCGATTGACGCCGCCGCCGTCAATTACGCCGCCGCCGCCGCCGTCCCTGTTGTGTCTGCCGTCTATCTTTACGGCCGCATGGTGGCGTTGACCGCGAAAGGCAACCAAAAGGAAGGCTTTACGTTCCTTTACAAGTGCAAGGGCATGGGCACGCTGCGCAAGCTGTTCGCCGTCAACGTGACGGAAGACGCCGCCGCCGTGCAGCCCGTGGCCGTCCCCGAATTGATTGAAAAGGGCACGCGCAAGCCTGCCGAAAGCAAGCCCGCAACCATTGCGGATAAGGTAGCACGCGCCCGCTATAACCTTGCCAAGCTGGAAGCCATGGCCGTTTATGAGACGGAACACCGTCCGGACGGCACGCGCATGGACAACGGCGCAAAGGAAGAATTCGCTTTCCCGTCCCTGTCTGAATGGAAGCAGCAGCAGGCAGCTTGACAGCTGCCCCGGGGCCTGTCCCCGGTCAAGCGCAGGGCATATTGGCCATATATCCTGCGTTTGGTCAAGGACAGGGCAGCGCGTAAAAATATGCGCCCATGATATGGGATATGCAGCGAATTGCATGCTGCTTCAATGCTGCCATGTTCATCAATCCCCCGGCGCGCTCACGTAATACGTGATAATCCGGCATAAAATGCGCATGCCGTCCACGTTATCCCCGTGGGCTATAAATGACGGATATGCAGCGTTTAGCTGTGCGGCGTGCTGTTGTACGCACTAAACATTTCCCCCATGCCTTTACACGGTATAGTGTGTTCCGTGTATCGTATCCCCGGCGCGTGCAATGGCTGTGCGGCTTTAGCCGTGCATGTTATCACGGACAGGTTTAGACGGCGCGAATGTGTTCTAAAGCCGAATACCGTCAAGCCTTATTCTATGCGGCCATGCTGATAAGACGTTGAGATAATCCGTCTTTACGTGGGGCGGCGTCACAAGATGGCGTGACAGTCTACGTGTATAGGCATGACAGCGCAAAACGTGGGCGTAGGTGAATAAACCGACGCGGCGCAATGGAATTGCTACCAAAAGCGCCGCCTCGGGAAAAGCAGGGCGTCGGATTCGTGTTAGTGCAGTTGTGGGCGCTGGGCGATAACATGGGATTCATTCTCAAGGTTCGCCCGGTGTCGTATCGAACACACCGCGGAATTGACCACCGCGGCAGACTGGGCTGCATGCTTGATGCACGGATCGTATGGCAAGTAAGCAATTGCGTGGGCCACGTTTGTGGCCATGTCGGACATGCTGGCGAGCTTGCTGGGCACTCCAGCGGATGGATTTTGTCACCTGAAGCTGGGTATTACACGGGGATTGCGGCATGCGTCACAATCCGGAGCGCATTGTTGTTGTTTGCAAATCGGAACATGATGAAAGGAGTGTTTGGCAGAATCGGCCTCGGGCAGTTTAGAATATCCGGGGCCGAATTGTGCTAAAGGCACGTTCATACTAACACGAAAGGAGAAAAATTGCAAATGGAATACCACGAGCGCAATCTCATTCGGGCCATCGAAAAAGAGGCATATAATTGCGGATGTCTGGATCTGAATGTGCGAGAATTCGCGGCATGCAACGGCTATCAGCTGATGAAGCCCATCTGTCCGGAAGCTGACCTGTACAAGCTGGACCTTGATGTATTGCAGGAAATTGCGGACATCTTCACGGACGGCTTCGATGTACGCGCCTATTGATGGCGGAAAATTAAGCTGGAAGGAGGTGTAAGCCGTGGGATGTGCAATCAAGGTCGGTCAAGTTATCAAGCGCCGTCATTACATCGCCGGGGATTATTCGTGGATTCTCACGCGGGAAAATGGCAAATACGTGCTGACGCGGAATCATGCGCGGAAAATTGAGCGCGGAATCCGCCGTTTCGCAACGCTCAAAGACGCACGACTGGAATTCATGCGTCAGCAGTTTTGTCTGGATTCGGAATACTTTGCGGGATTTTCCCGCGTGATTTGAGAAGGGAGGATTGAATATGCGGAATCTTAGGCCGGGCGACCGAGTTTCCATGCGTGGAATTATCGTAACCATCTTCGAGGTATACGCGCAGGATTATCATGGCGGAATCTGGGACGTGGAATTCGTGGACACCTGCGGAAAGTATCGCCATTGGAAGTCAAATCTTGACGGTGGGGAGGTGATCTATAAAGAATGATCCATTGCGAAATTTCCGCGGGCGTGTTATAATGGTCGCGGAAAGTGGGTGATCAAGTGCCGTACAAAGACAAGGAAGTCAAAGCAAAGTATGATACGGACCGTCAAAAGGAGACGTATCACTCAATTCTCCTGAAAATCAGGAAAGATGCTGGAATTTGGGATGCCATTGAAAAGATGAAAGCGGAAAGAGTTATGCCTCCGTCAACGTATGCGCAAAAAGCGCTCATTGCGCAACTCAAGCGCGACGGCTATTTGCCGCAAGACAAAAATGACTATGATCCACAAAACGTAGTTTGGCCCAAACCAGACTGACTGCGCAAAACAGACAATTGAGACGTTGCGAAAGCGACGGCTCTATTTTTTTACCCCAAATTTTGTCCGATATCAAACAGTTGCCAATGAGCAACAAATGAAAGGAGCGGAAAATCCATGCCGTGCAAGAATTGTCCCTACGCCCTGCTTGACGCAAATTACAAGATCGGCTGTCACGCCGATGACCCGGAAACGAAAGGCAAATACGGACCGACAGCCTGCGGGGAGGATGATTAACATGCGGAAAATTTCCATCGCGGCCGTAATAATCGCGGCCTTGTGGTTTGCCGTCTGCGGCTTCCGTGCCGCATATTCAGCCGGAATTCGGCACGCAATCTTTGATTCGGAAATCTCCACAGTAACCTGCTACAATCCCGACGCGCCAGAAGAAAGCGCATGGGGCGAATATGACCAGCTTATATTCATAGAACTCGACGGCAACATTTACGAGCACGGAATGCATCAGGGATAAGGAGGAATCAGCAATGACTATTCAGCAGCTTTACGAAAAGATGCGCCCTTCCAAGACGCACGACACCACCGGGCAGATTCTCGCAGACGGACTCAGCGTCAACATCTCGGACTTCTTCACGCAGCTGATCAAAGATGCGGCACGCTGCAACTCGTACAGCAGCGATATCTTTTACAGCCTGCGCGAAATCGATGAGAAGGTTCGCGGCTATCGCGGAACGGCTCCGTTTGAGCCCATCTTCGTCGGCTTCCGTCGGCACGGCGTGGACGGAAATTCCTTCATTCTGCATCGGCTTGACGGCAATCCGTACAGCGCAAGCCGTGAATACTTCGCGCTGTACTCCATCAACGTTGTGCCGGAAGATGCAGGCTGGTGCAAGGTGATCTTCAACGAATACTGGATGTAAGGAGGCATGAATATGCGGAAATCCGTAATTTGGAGCATCGAGAAAACCTTTCAAGGCGCCTGGGCAATCTGCGGCCTGATCGGCATGCGGCAATATATGGGATACTCCAAGGCGGAAGCCAAGCGCCGTTATATGGCGGAAGTTACGGAGCGGAGGGTGGAGGGGCATACATGCTGATTGCAGGCTTTGCGGCTTCGCTGGTTCTTCTGCTGGCGCAAGTCATTGAATGCGGAAAGCGGAAGCTGCGGGAAGAAAAGGACTGGGCGCAGAAGGTGCGCGGCACTTCGAGATACTATGCATAAAAATTCGGGAGGTATACAAAAATGAAGCGTTTGAATCCTTTGTACACGGCGAAAATCCCCGGCGGTATGCTGGAAATTGTGGAAATTGCACAATGCCGCAACGGCACGATGATCAAACATCGCTTTGCCGGAAAGTGCAAAACCACGATGGTGATGCAGGATGTCATGGGGTGTCATTACTTCCACGCCTGCGGCAACAAGATTTACATTGCGGATCTTCGCAAGGTTCGCTGTCTCAACTAATTTGAAGGAGGAAAGAAAAATGAGCAATGTTGTTATGACCATGGCGGATATCGCCGCCGAAAAGCGGGCAATGGATCGTTTCCACGAGGAACTTGACGCCCTGATGGCGGAATTGGGCTATGACGCCGACGAGGAGCGGCGCGAGCTGGATCGTTTGGTGGGGATGGTGCTCGTATGATGGCGGAAAATTGCGAGGGCAAAGTCCGAGCTAACGCCGAGTTTCATATCCTGCTCTCCAAAACCGTGGGCGAAGGTCTTGAGATCGTGCTCGGCCAGCGCTTGCCGGATGGATGGTATGTAACTTGGGAATGCTCGGGCGGCAACAATTATTACTGGGGCCATTACTTCAACGCGGAACAGCTGCTGGATGCAATGGCGGACTTTATGGAAAGGAGCGCGAGGTATGGCGTATATCCGCAAAACCCGTGACGAATGGGTTCTGCTCACCAATTACGGCTACGGCGATGGCTGGGAGGAGGTTCTGAGCGAAAGCACCTACGCCGAAGCAAGGCAGCGGCTGCGGGAGTACCGCGAAAACATGCCGCAGTATCCCTACCGCATCAAGAAGCACCGCGTACCGATTAAAATGGAGGAATAGTCAAATGAAACTTTATGTTCACCTGTCCCATGACGAAGTGCAGCGCAAAATCCCCTATATGATCATCGCGGAAACCACATCCCGCTCCATTTGGAATACCGGGCGGCGGCGGCGCATGATGAAGGCCGTATTTTCGCCGCAAGAGGTCGAGAAAATACACAAGATGAGTGCGCAAGCCAAGCGCTGGGCGCTGACCACGGGAGTTCCCCAGGATGGCGTCAAGATGTCCTTGAACACATACAACTTGTGGGAAAAACTGGGCAACTTCTGCGGAGGGCTGTAAGTCATGAAAAGTGTTGTTCGCAATATCTATGATATCCACCTGAACAGCAACACGTACAACTTCGGCGGTCTGGAATGGGTCGTGGATGGCGACATGGGGCGCATGGTTTATCCCGGAACCTGGGCGGAATGTACGGCGCGAGCCTACTATCGCAAAGGGTGCCCCTACAATAAACCGGCACCCGATCTGCGCACCTACATCATCATGCTGGACGGCCTGTTTTATGCAATCGCCATGGATTTGTTTGCCACCACCGTTTGGTCGCTCCAGCGGGAGGGCGCTGTCGTTACCAATATCAAAACTGTGGAGGATCGCAACGCGGCAATCCGCGAAGTTGCTCAAGGTTTTCACAATTGGAAATCCGCTCATGATCTCGCCTGCGAAAGCGGCATGTATTGCGGACAGCTTTACGAAAAATAAGGAGGAAAGCGCATGATTTACACCGACGCCGAATTTGAACAGCTTAAAATCAACACCAAGCAGATCGAAGAATACCTGCACACGCTCATGCCGAACATCCGCGAATCCATCAAGGTGGAGTTTGGACCGATGACGACACGGCGCGGCTATTATGGGATGCCGGTTCGTGAGCGGGAATATGAGATTTATGTCGGGAACAAGAGCCTGTTTGGAGCATCGGGCGGTCTCCGGTATGACTTTGAATATGAAGCCGACGGATATCATTCCTGCGGCCTGATTGACCTTTATCGCAATCGCGGATTTGGCGCACCGTATATGGCGGCGCTTTGCTCCGAGTGGCAGACCATCAAATCCCACATTCTCTACGAGTACGGCAAACAGCAGGAAATATCGAGAAGAATTAACGGCTTCAAGCTGTAAGGAGGAAAACACATGAAACTTCTCACGTCCGAAATCATCAAAAACCTTGAAAAGCATCCGCTGAAAAGTCAGGAAAGCAAAGGCGAGGACGCCGAGGTCATCGTCAAATTCTTCGGCGGCGGGGCCGGAACATGGCTGGTCACCGAGGGCGAACGGCAGGAGGACGGCGACTGGCTGTTCTATGGCTGCGTCACGCTCTTCGGCGATGGCGAGTGGGAATGGGGATACTTCACGCTGTCGGAGCTGACCGAAATCCGCTTTCCGCCCTTCGGATTGGGTATCGAGCGGGATATGTGGCTGGACAAGCATGTGAAAGTGGGTGATCTGATCAACTAAAACACAACAAGGACTTTTTTATGCCCCGAATTAGACTGACTTTGACCACAAATCACGAATAGCGGAACGATCCGCAATCACGAAGGGAGAATACACCATGGAAAACACCAGCATAAACGCCCTCAATCGCCCCGTTATGGCTAAGGATATTGCGGAAAAGCTGGGGCTGCCCGTCGCCACGGTGAAGAATTACCTTTCCAAAGAATACCCATGGAACGGCAAAACCGTTCGTCTCGTCCGTGAAACGGCAGCCCAGATGGGGTACGATCCGAAAAAGGCGTTGGAGTATACCGGCAAGATGAGCAAAGGGACGCCCAAGCCGCACAGCGCCATGACCCAGCAGAAGATAGCGGACGCCTTCGGGACTTCGATCGCAAGTGTGAACAGGGCGCTTAAAGGCAAACTGAACAATAAGGAGCTCGCCGCAAAAATCCTTGAGTACGCTTTGCAGCATGGCTATGAAAACCACACCAGTCCGGAATACAAGGCGAAAAAAGCGGCCGAAAAAGCTGCCAATACGTGGTGGTGCAGCACGGCTTTCCGCACAAGAGAAGAAATGATCACGTATATGACACATCTCCGTGATCTCGGCTTCGGAAATATGGAAATCGCAAAGAAAGCCGGTGTCACCCCGATCACCGTCCGCCGCAACATCGGCGCAACGCCCGCCGAGCTGGCAAAACATAACCGCACCGTCGGCGCAAAGCTGGGCGTTGTGAAAAGAATGGCCCGCGCCGTTTACATCCGCAACAAATCCATTGCGGAATACAACGCCAAGGTGGACGAGCGCAACGCCCTCAAGGAAAAGATGGAAAAGCTGGAAGCGGAAATCGCCCAGCAGCAGCCCGCCGTTGAGAAGCTGGCCGCGAAGAAAATCCCCGTGCCGCAGCTGGATTTGGCCGCCCTGTCCCCCACCGCGCTTATGTAAATAATTGAAGGGAGTGAAAACTGACGCAAATTCTGTCCCCATTATTAACGAACGGAGGCCCTTAGCAATGAAAAACAGCGAAGTTTTCTACAAAAGCGATAACGGAAAGTACCGCGTTGTGTACTGTGTGTGGGATTTGGGTGACAAGTACAAGCTTCAGAAAAAAGAAAACGGAATCTGGCGGCATATGCAATCCTACGCCAGCCCCATCTCCGCCCTGACCGCCATGAAAAAAGCAGCAAAGGAATGGTGAACAAAATGAGCGAACCACAGCGCCCCCAGGTTGTTCTGGACTATCACGGCGTCCTTGCCGCACACCCGGAAATTACAAAGTCTCTCGGCATTGCCCACGTTATCCCCTATCACCCCGGGGCCAGCAATCCCCGGTATTACATGTGTGACAGCATCGCCCTTTATGCGGATCGCGGCGATAATCTGGATCAGCTTTACATGACCGCACGGCAATCCGCGCCGCTGGCGCATCAGGCCATATTCTTTGGAGAAGGAGCGCCCAACATTGACAGCAGAAGCAAGAACGCCTGTGTTGTATGTGCTGATCGGGATATCTGGCAGCGGCAAAAGTACATTTGCTGAGCGGAACTTCCCGCTGTTTGGCAAAAGCGCCTTTTACGTGAGCACCGACGCCATCCGCAATACGCTCCTTGGCGGCGAGGAGCATCAGGAGCGCGGCGACGAGGTATTCCGCTTCGCCTATGATTCCATCCGCCGCTGGCTCAAGGCTGGCAGCAACGTGATATTCGATGCCACATCCACCACGGCCAAGAGCCGCAGCAAGCTGATGAAGGAGGTCAGCGATATTCCCTGCAGCAAGGTTGCGGTCTATTTGAACACGCCGCCGGAGATTGCCAAGGCGCAAAACGCCCGGCGAAAAAGAAAAGTCCCCGCCGATGTGATTGACCGGCAATACCGGCAGTTGCTGGCGGACGCAAAGCAAATCCCGGAAATCTTCGATGAAATCATCATTGTAGGAGGATGGAAAAATGTACGATCCCAAAGTAAAGTTTGACGACCTGATCGATCCCGCCTTTGCCTGTCTTTACCATCGGGCATGGGAGCTGGAAAAGGACGGCAAGATCGATCCCGATTACGACCCCGAGAGCATGGCCTATGAGTGCAAAAAGCTGGCCATTGAGTTCGTCGAGAAGTATGACGAGCTGTGCAAGTACGGCACGCCATCTTACTGGGATATGCTGGGCGATTTCTGCGACGAGCGGCTCCGCGAGCTGTGGCCGCTCAAGAAGGTATACGAAGTGGATGTTATCATCCGCCATACGGTTGTCGCCGCGTCGGAGGAGGACGCCAAGCGTATTGCCAACAGCGGCGAAAAGATCACCGGCAAGATCATGGAGCAGAAAATTGTGGAAGTGAGGGAGCACATATGAGCACGCTGGACTTTTTCAAGGCGCAGATCGATTCCGCAAAGACCAAGGACGAGCTGCGCAGGATCAGCTACGCCGCCTTTATGGAGGATTCGGCGCCCATCACCCGCAGCACCCTCGCCAACCGGGTGGACGCCCTCTGCATGCTTCGGGAAGTGGAGCTTGGGTTCCTTCCCAACAGCCCCAAGTATGTGGCGGCGCTCAAAAAGCAGGTCAAAACCGGAAGAACTCCCATGTTTGCGTGAGAAAGGAGACGCCCATGCTTCAGGAAATCTACGACGGTTATAAAGCTCACGCCGCAAAGGAAGCCAAGGAAGAACGCCTGATCGCCCTGCATCAGAAGCGCCTTCGCAAGCTGGAAAACAAGGGCGGCTGGTGCAATCTGGTGCTCAAGCCGCTGGCGCAGAAGATATCGGAAGCGCTGGGCGGTATGCCCTATGAAATCTACGGCCCCTTTGGTTTGGGAGCCGAAACCTCGGTGTACTTCTTCCCCAGCGGTGTCATCGGTGACATCACCAAGGCGGAAAACTACGGCATCACCCTGCATCCCCACTTTCGGGAGGGCGAAGGAAGCCCCGAAGAACGCTTCTATCTCAGCTACAACACCGGAGAAAGGCGGAACGATTACCCGCGAGGCAGTATCGGATGGCTGAACGGCTTCAACAATGTGGAAGCGCCGCTGCCCGATGATCTGGATACGATCGTGGAGATCGTTAGGAGCCACCACCTCCACTATCGGCCGGAGGAGGAAGAAAAATGAGCAAGGTTTATGTCATCGTGTCCCTCAGCGAGGGCGTCTTCAACGACTGCACGGTGTACGCAGACAAGAAGGACGCTGTAAGAGAGATGGAGCAAATCGAAATGGAATGGGAGGGAACGCACACCGAAATCATTGAGAAGGAGGACGGAGTTTTTACCACAGTCCAGATTTACGATGACGATTTTGACGTGGAGCTGATCGAAAGGGAGGTCAAATAATATGGCGCAGAGCATCTTCTGGAACATCACCGGCAAGCACAAGGACAAGAGCTACCTCACCGGCGAGGAGGTGCGGGAGCTGCAGAACCTGGATGAATACCACTGGGGAAGCGAGCACTTCGAGGCCGAAACCTTCTACATTGCGGATTTTGAAACCTGCTCCATCAGCGCCTGGGAGGACGCCAAGGAAGCAGCCGCCGCATTCGCCGCCAACCACCCCGATGTGATCCTCACCATGGAATACCAGTACGATACGGCCGAGTGCCCCGACGCCTTCCGCATCGAGGATGGCAGGGTACGGGATCTGACCGGTCACGTTGTTTATACCTACGATGATAATGGAGAGGAGGTCAAAATTCATGAATGAGCGGATCAAAAATACCATTGCGGCGCAGATGCAGCACATTCAGGACATGGTTATACAGCCCAAGCTCTCCTTCTGGGAGATCAACGAGCTGTACAAGCACCTGGGCATGATGCGGATGGCGGACATCATCCTCCGCCACGATTTTGAAGACGAAAGCATGCACGCAAAATACCAAGAGGCCGAGGCGCTGCTGGAGAAGGCCGCCAAACGGGCGGAACAGCAAGTCCACGCTGATTACCAGCGCAAATGCGACGTGGAAGATGTGCTCTCCTATGCTGAAAACGAATACGGCGAATGCGGAGATCCCAAGGTTGCAAGGAAGGTCAAAGAAAACGCCGATGAAATCGCCCGGGAGTACCGTCACGCCATGGATAACGATGAAAGCTGGTTCTACGTGCTGGAAAATGTGGTTGAAAGCTGGCTGGAAGATAACGGGGAGGTTTGATTATGGGCTGGAGCAGCAGGTATTACGGATACACCCCAAAGGGCAAGGCGAGGATCGAAGCCATCATCAACGATGAAGGGCTGAACGCGGAAACCGAGGAGCGCAAATGGGAGGTGCTGGATTCGTCGCTCCACGGCACAACGGCATACTTCGCCATCCGGCTCACCGACAAAACAACCGGCGAGACCAAGGTGTTTGCCACGGTGGCGCTCACCTATGTGGACAAGGGCTGGTTCGGCATCAAGATCATGGATGAAACCTGCGGCCCTTATTCCTACGATTGCCCCAAGCGCATTCTGGATATGCTGGATCCTCCCAGCAACGATTGGGCAAAGGAATGGCGGGAAAAGTGCGCCGAAGCCCGCAAAAGGCGCAACGAGGACGAGCTGGGCAAGCTCCCGCTGGACACCAAGATCAAGCTCAACCGCTACGCCAAGCCCGGAGACTGGATCATCACCGTCTGCAAGTACCGGGGCCGCCGCGCCTACATCGATTGGCTCCACTCCACCAAGTTTACTCCCCGCTCCATCCGCAGCTGGGGCTACACCATTATTGAGGAGGAAAAATAATATGAAGGTTACCAAGCTGATCCGCGAGTACGTTGAAGAGTCCGTTGCCAAGAAGTTCGCCCCCGCCTTTGAAGCCCTGAAAGCGCAGGATGAAACCGAAGCGAAGAAAAAAGCCGTGAAACAGTGGGAAAAAGAAATGAGCGCCTTCCTTCAGACCGAGTTCCGCGCCAGGTTCGGCAATTGGTACAGCGAGGCAATCGCCAGCAATATTGATTCCATCAGCGTGTCCGTCCCGTGGCGTCTGGAAGATTACTTCCTTGGCCAGGAAGAGCTTGATAAGAAGGAAGGCGAACTCCGCAAGCGTCAGCAGCAGGCCGTCAAAGACATTCTGATTGAGCTGGAGCTGGGCGGCACCAAAGCAGACCTGGATCGGCTGCTGAACGGCGTCACGGTGGAGGACGAATGATATGGGAACCCAATACCTGCTGGAAACGGGCGGCGCCTATGAGCTGCTGAGCGCGGACAAGCTCCGCAAGCACCTGGAAGCCGCCAAGCCCTTTGATTACATCTATCGCCTGACCCCCAACCGATCCCCGCAGCAGCTGCTGGTGTGGCGGCTGGGCAACGGCGTGTGGATGGTCACTGATACCTACCGTAACGTGCTGGAAATTTGAAGAAAGGAGAAACGCCTATGGAAAACAACGAACAGTGGCGCGAAGGCGCAGGCGGTAAGTGCGAAATCTGCCGCCGCCACGGTTATTGCAAAAAGCAGTGCAGCGAAAACCGCAAAATGGTTCGCCGCGTGCTGCTGCAGGGGCTGATGGACGGCCTCAAACAAAGAAAAGCGTCTGAGGATGTTGCAGCATCCCCAGACGAAACGGCTCAGGAGGCGTAAGCAAAGCACCTAACCCAGCCTCTCCGATTATACCACATGAAGGGAGGCTGGGCAACCGTACCTTGAAAAAATCATAAACGGAGGAATGCACACATGACCACAATCCATGTCACCAATCACTCCAAAGGCACCAAGATGGACGGCATCCAGAGTATCGGCACCACTTCGCTGTGCAACCCCATCTGTCAGAAGCGCAAAGAAGGCTGCGGCAGCATCTGTGCTCACTGCTATGCCGATGCCCTGTGCAAATTCCGCGGCTCGCTTAATAACCGCCTGCAGGAAAACTTCCAGAAGCTCACCGCCAAGCTGCTGACAAAGAAGGAAGCGGCGGCCGTCCCCGTCACTACTCCCATCGCCCGCATCGAAAGCTTCGGCGATGTGGCCAAAGTGATTCAGGCGCGGAATTATCTCCGCATCATCAAGACGCACCCCGGTATCCGGTTTGGCATCTGGTCAAAGAACTGGGGCATCTGGCTGGCGGCGTTCAAGGCCGAGGGCAAGCCGAAAAATTGCACCTACGTGCATTCCTCCCGAGAAGTGAATAAACCCGATGAACTGGATCCGCGTATGCAGAAGTACGTGGATCATATTTTTACCGTCTGGGATAAGCAAACCTACCCGGACATCATCAAAAAGAACCCCCGCACCGAATGCGCCGGCCTCAGCTGCAACGCCTGCCGCAAGTGCTACCATAAAAACCGCAGCTATTACATCAACGAAAGGCTGAGATAAGGAGGGTATATACCATGCAAGGCTACGTGCTAACCAACGGCGAGTATTTTGTCACCCGTCAAAACGCAAACCGCTTCGATTACGATACCGACCCCCGCAAGGCGGCCATATTCCCCACAGAAAAGAAGGCAGCCCACGTTCTGAGCCGCACGCTGCCGAAAAACTTCCGGTCGCACGGCTACCGTCCCCGCCTGATGGATCTATCGGATACCGCCATGCCGGATATCGGCTCCATCCGGATGATCCGCATGCATATTGAGCAGGATCCCCTGGAGAACCGCGGCATGGGGCAGGCAAGCGCCCTTTTGAAGGAGATCGGCGCCGGCCCCATCTCCATTTCCCGGATGGGCGAGCTGATGCGCCTCTGCCAGGTTGGTGTGGAGGAGGAAAACCGGGTACAGGAGGACCTGCTGCACCGCATCGAGTTTGAATCCGGCGCAAAAGGCAACGCAGCCCGCCTCTGCGCCCAGATGAAAGCCTGCCGCATGCGCCGCAGAGCCTATAAGGATGCGGAAGATACGCTGAAGCGTATGTTTACCTCGCCTGCCGACCCCATTGATCCCAGCCGCGAACGCTTCTATCGTCCCCGCAGCTTTTCCGTGTTCACCCAGCAGAATTGAGGAGGAAAAAGCCATGACAGATCATGAGATCAAGGTTACCCGCAGCTTCTTCTACACCGACGATGACTTCGAGAACATCTGCGTCACCGCTTTGGAGGGCGGCATCGGCTATTGGGCCTGCCTGGACAACACCGGCAAAGATTGGGACGCAAAGCCCAAGGATGTGCCCACCTCGGTCTGGTTCTGGAAGCTTCTGAAGGATGGCAAAACCTTGCATTTCACCGACGCAGAGGATGACGATGGGGATTACTTTCTCGGCATGGACAGCCTATACTGCGGCATTACAAAAGCCATTGAGCAGGGAGATTGGGACGGCGACATCGACATGATCGACGCCGAAGTGGCCGATATGATCTTCCAGTACGGAATTTTCGGAGAGGTGGTGTACGGATGACAAAAGATACCATGCGCCTGTATTACTCGCTCATTCGCTCCCTGCCCGGTAAGCGGAACCAGCAGACCCAAGCCATGGTGATGATGAAGCGGCAGCTTCGCAAGGCGCTGAAGGAAAAGCGCGATCCCCTCCGCTTCTCCCTTCGGCAGCATTACTTTTCCGAGCTGGCCCTTTGCCTTCCCTGCACCGAGCCCTGGCGCGGGCACTACACCGACTTTGACAGCTGGAAGCTCTACGCCATTTTCCACGATGACGGTTTTACCGATGCGGAAATCGACAGCATCATCCAGGATCAAATCATCACCATCCATTCCGCCTATGATTGCACGGGCAAAACCTTCACCCAGTACATTCACTGGGAACGGACGCCCGCTGGCATAGCCGTTGTGCATTGCTTGGGCGTTGACGTGTAAAGGAGGAAAACATTATGTCCGTCGATCTGTACCAAGAGATTACCAACCGCATCCTCTCTCAGCTGGAAATGGGCGTCGTCCCTTGGCATAAGCCCTGGGCGGTGGCCGGAATGGCCGTCAGCCATGTGAACGGCAAACCCTACAGCCTTCTCAACCAGATGATGCTTGGCGAACCCGGCGAGTACATCACCTTCAAGCAATGCCAGGCGGAAGGCGGCAAGATCAGGAAGGGCGCCAAATCCCGCATGGTGGTTTTCTGGAAGCCGCTGCAGCGCGGCGTCAAGGATAAGGATGGCAACCCCAAGATGACCGCCGATGGCAAGCCCATGATGGAGACCATCCCCTACCTGCAGTATTACAACGTGTTCCGCATCAACGATTGCGAGGATATCAAACCCAAGCATCCCTTGCCGGAAGGCGCGGAAGTCCACGCCGACGCCCAGCAAATCCTGGATGGCTACGTTGCCCGCTCCGGCGTCCGGCTGATCCACCAAGAACAAGACAGCGCTTTCTACCAGCCCAGCTCCGACCGCATCGTGCTGCCCCTGCGCAAGCAGTTCAAATCCACCAGCGAGTATTATGCCACCGCCTTCCACGAGGCCACCCACTCCACCGGCCACCCCTCCCGGCTCAACCGGCTGGACAAGCAGGCGCACTTCGGCAATGAGGAATACAGCAAAGAGGAACTGGTGGCGGAGATCGGCAGCGCCACCCTGGTGGCCAAGGCGGGGCTGGAAACGGAGCGCACCTTCGATAACAGCGTCGCCTATGTGCAAAGCTGGCTCAAGGCGCTCAAAAACGACAAACGCATGATCGTATCCGCTGCCGGCAAGGCCGAGAAGGCCGTCAATATGATCCTGGGGGTGTGAAAATGACCTATCTGGTGGATGTCACGACTTTCAATCTTCCCGACCCCAAGGTTATCTCCACGGACTTCGATACCGGCCACAGCCACTACTTCTTCACCGCGCAGGAATGGTTCGCCGACAGCCTGATCGATATTCCCGAGGGCCTCACCGCCCAGATCGATGTCACCTTCTATGAAGACGGCTACGGCCCCTACCGCGGCTATGATCCCATCTACACCTCATCCTGCACGGTCACGCCGGATGGATCTGTACACAGCGACGATGAATAAGGAGGAACAAACCATGGACGTGAAAACCAAACTCGGCACCCTGAGAGCGCAGACGTACTCCGATAAGGAATATCCCGGCATCAATATCTCCATCTGCCGGGGCAACAAGCGCATCAGCCTTTGCCTGGTGGAGGTGGATCAGTACGAGGAGCAGCCCGTGCTCAAGATCCACGTCTGGTCGCCCGATGTGAAAATCGATGAACCCATCTTCGATCTGAATGAAGCCGATATGGACAAGATGTTTGAGGAGGCGTGAGCTTATGGAAAACAAAACCTTCAAAACCCGGGTGGAAATCAGCCTGATCGTGGAGATTGATGTGGACGCCTGCCATGAGGATAACGCCGCGGCCATTGCCGAGGATGTTGCGGGCGACATTGCCGCCGAGCTGGTCAGCACCGTGGAATACAGCGGAAACTTCGTGGCCAATTACGGCATCCGCTGCACCGAAGTCAATTGCGAGGAGGAGGAGGAGTAACCGTGGACCTGATCAACGATGGTGTGCTGTGGGAGCACATGATCAAGAACATTGCCGAGAAATGCGGGAACCACATCGACATTGATTGAGGAGGAAGACATTATGAAGAAGATCATTAACGGAAAAAAGTACGATACCGATACGGCCACCCTGTGCGTTGACCGCGACAATGATTGCATCGGCTTCGCCCACACCTACGAAGCGCTGTACCTCAAAAAGACCGGCGAGTTCTTCCTCTACGGCTACAGCGGCCCCATGGGCAAGTACGCCAGGGCGGTGGGCGACAATACCACCTGCGGCGGCAGCGAGATTACGCCGCTTACCCTTGAAAAAGCTCAGCGGTTTGTGGAAAAATACGGCGACGCCGATGACTACGAAAAACTCTTTGGGGAGGTGGAGGAGTAATGGCAAAAAAAGAGCGCTGGGCCCGCATCCGTTACGAAAAGGAATACAATTTCGGCGACAAGGTCATGGAAGCCTATGTGCTGGAAACCTATGATCCGGAATACGGCTGGTGCCTGAACCGCGCCTGCGGATTCCAGAAGAAACCCGGCGATACCGAAGCCGAGTACATTCATTTTTCGCTGATCGTGGAAATCATGAAGCTGCTCAGCCTGGGATATAAGTTTGCCTTCGGGCTGAGCCTGTGAGGAGAAACCGAATGTCTCAGTCTTTGCGCTTTGTCCTTGACTCCATGAACGAGCAGCAGCTCGGCGATTTTCTCCTGGCTCTGGCCGATGCCTTCTATGGCAGCAAGCCTTACAACAAAGCGGATGCCGTCCAACTGGCGCGGCGCATCCTGGGATAATAAAGGAGGTACAACATGAGTTACTATGCACACGGCGGCGGTTCTTTCCATGTCAGCAAAGAGAACTTCGATCCTTTGAAGAAGACCGTCCAGAATTGGATGGAGATGGTCGTTTACGATGATGCCAATATCATTTGGAATCCCAAGGCTGATATTGTCTGTTTCTTCAACGACTTTGGCTTTGATGTGGAGCTGGACGGCGACGGCAACATCGACAACGCCTACTTCCCGGAGGGGAACGTCAGCGATACAGACGAATTTCTGGAAGTCATTGCCCCCTATGTGGAGGATGGCAGCCGGCTCAAGATGACTGGTGAGGATGGAGACCACTGGCTTTGGTGCTTCAAGGATCACAAGTTTTATGACTGTGATGCCGTTATTACCTACAAAGGAGATCCATATGCGGAAGAAGGCGCTTGATATTCCGGAGCACATTCTCCGGGTGATCCGCAGCGACATGCGCAGCTACCTGTCCCACGGATACAGCTTCGCGGACTTTGTGGATCGCAATACCAACGGAAGAAAGTACGGAAATGACCTCAAACCCATCTGGGAGGAGGAAAAACATGCTGCAATATGAGGAAATCAAGGTTTACAAGGAGGAATTCCGCGGCAGAAACCTGATCCTGGTGGAAAATAACTCCAACACCTTCAAATTTTACGATGTTCCCATGGAGGAGGTGGCAATTTTCATCAAAAAATTGCTTTCCGAGGACTGAGGTTGCAAAAATATGCAAACATTTGTTCGTAATTTGTGATTGACAGCCTTCGCCTCCTGGTGTATCATAAAAAACGTCAGGAGGTGCTCAATTATGTGTCCCATAAATAGCGATCTTCCCTCGCGGCCCAAGGGACGCCCTAAAGAAGGCATCGAATCCCGCTCCGTTGAGCGAAAAATCCGCATCGAACCGTATCTGGATCAAGAGCTTGGCCGTATTTGCCGGCAGCTCGGCATCAGCAGGTCAGAGGCCATCCGTCAGGGCGTGCAGCTTTTTCTGAAGGAGGCCCGAAAAATGTATGGCATATAAAGGAGAATGCGTATGACCACCAACATCATGAACACCTTCGAGACCACCAACCGCAAGCTGGAGCAGTTCCTGTTCGCCCATGATATCCGCCACGCCTCCTGGCACAAGGGGCCTGACGGGTACACCGTATGGGTTTATCCCGATACCAAAGAGGTCAAGCATGTGGTGGCGGAATACCGCGCTATCTGCATGCACCGTCGTGAAAGGAGGAACAACGTATGCGTACAGTGATCAGCTTCTACCTCGAATCCGCCGTCAGCGGCCGCCGCATTCAGGAGACCACGGCGCCCCAGATGGGCGAAAAATTGGAACGGATCCTGGATCAGCTGGAAAACGGGCACGGCGTAACGGTCTTCGCCGACAAAATCACCGGCCTCTCCCCCATGATCCTCCAGAAATGGTTCAACACCGCGTCTGCCAGCTGGAAACCCGCCACCGCCAACAGCTACATCAACACGCTGAACCCCTTCCTCCGCTGGGCAAAGGATATGGAGATCCTGGAAAAGGATCTGTCCCATGTGCTCCATTCCGCCAAGCTTCCCAATCCGGATGAGCTGCCGCCGGAAGAGCGCCCCAAGGACAAATATTACCCCCACGATCTGGTGCAGCAGCTGCTGAACGGCAATACGGGCTACAACAACCTGAGAGACCGCGCCATCATGGCCCTGATCCTGTACGGCGGCTTCCGCGTTTCCGAAATCTGCTCGCTTACCATCGCCCAGGTGATGGATGTGCCCCACGGGACGATCACCCTGCGCCGCAAGGGCGGAGCCTGGAAGGATGCTGAGGTCAGCCTGGATGCCTACCCGTACCTGGAAGCCTACCTGGCTACCCGAACCGACACCGAGGATCGCAGCCGTCCGCTGTTCGTCACCACCCACGGCGAGCCCTGCAACAGGAAACAGCTGTACAAGGCTTTGGCCCCCAAGCAAAAAGCCCTTGGGCTGGCCACCGGTCCCCACGCCCTGCGGCACACCGCCATCTCCGAGGTCAACAATCGGTTTGGCGCTCTGGCCGCCCGCGATTTTGCCAATCATAAGTCCATGCAAATCACCAACCGCTACAGCCACACCACCGCGGAGCAGCGCAGAGCCGCCGCCGATGGTCTCCGCTGGAATTGAAAGGAGGGCCGCTTATGCAATACTTCGCCGTTCTCTGCCGTCAAGCTTTCTTCGGCAAGCCCGTCAACGCCTGGGGCTATGATAAGGACTTCCACTTTCTCGTGGAGGCCGATACCCTGCAGGATGTCATCGATATCTGCGTCAAACAGTGCGCCCAGTTCAACGCACAGCTGCCGGAAGGCCACCGCTTTGTGGCAGGTCCCATCCGGGAGGATCCCGATGCGGAGCTTATCCAGCGGCTGAAACCGGAAACGCTGACGGATCCCGATCCCGGCACAAAGCTGCGCCACGCCAGGCACCCGCTCTGGTATATTGATCTGGATGACGAGTCCCGCTTCCATCCCGGCGATAAAACGGGCGCCGGGCTGCGCATCCAGGTGCTCTATAACAGCGATAACGGCCAGGCTGCCTACCAATCGGCCGCAGACGGCCGGCTGTACATGACCAGCGGCGCAGACAGGAATCGCACCATCAAAAAAGAGCGCTTGGAGATGATCTCCGGCAGCTTTCCGTATTCCCCGGTGATGTTTGCATGGAACGAGGACGGCTCCATCAATTGGGACGACACCATTCCCGATGTAACGCACCTCTCCCTCAGCAAAATGTGGTTGGAAGGGCAGGCGCATATGGATTGAGCACTTCCTATTATAATGCGCCATCCCGTCCCCGCGTTCATGTTAAGGTACGGGCGGATTTTTCTCCGGAAGGCAAGGTCGTTCCGCTGATGTTCAAGGGGCCGGACGGGGAAACGCACAGGATCGACCGCATCCTGGATGTGCGCACCTCCCCCTCCTATCAGGGCGGCGGAATCGGCGTTCGCTACACCATCCGGGTGGAAGATCAGCGTCTCTTCCTATTTAATGACCGGAATTTCTGGTGGCTCGACACCGTGGACAGCTTTTAGTCCGCATCACAAATCACAACTTTCCCCATCACAAATCAGGAGGAAATTTTCTTCCTGATTTTTTATTTTGCCGTGAAAACTTGCCCGCAAATTGTTCCCATAGTTATTGCCGAAGGGACAAGCTCCACGGCGAGAGGAGACAGACGAATGAACGATCTGCAAAAATTCAGCTATGCGGATAAGGAAGTCCGCGTCATTACCAAGGATGGAAATCCCTGGTTCGTCGGCAAGGATGTGGCCGAGGTGCTGGGGTACGGCCGAACGACAAAGGCCGTGGTTGACCGTGTGGACGAAGAAGACCGCATGATCGTGGATGGCAAAACTCAGTCCCAGTTTGGGATCGAGTTGGGTCAGCGCGGCGGATGGGTGGTCAACGAGTCCGGTTTGTACTCTCTGATCCTTTCCAGCAAGCTCCCCTCCGCGAAAGCGTTCAAGCGCTGGGTTACCGGCGAGGTGCTGCCCGCCATCCGCAAGCACGGCGCGTATCTTACGCCCGATACCATGGAAAAGGTGATGAACGATCCCGACTTCATCATCGGCCTGGTGCAGGCGCTCAAGGATGAGCGAGCCAAGCGGGAAGCGCTGGAAGCCGAGCGCGTGGTCATGCTTCCCAAAGCGGAATACTGCGATCATGTGCTCCGCAGCCCCTCTTTGATCCCCACCAATGTGATCGCCAAGGATTACGGCATGTCGGCCGTGTCCTTCAACCGCATGCTGGAGCGCATGGGCATCCAGTACAAGCGCGGCGGCATCTGGGAGGTCAAGGCCCAGTATCAGGATAAAGGATACCTGCAGACCGAAACCTTCCAGCGGGAGGAGGGCGGCGAAACCTACTGCTGGAATAAGTGGACGGAGCGCGGCCGCCAATTCCTCTACGACACCCTGAAAGCCCATGAGATCCTGCCCGTGGCCGAGCAGCCCCGGAAAAACACCCACATGATCTAAAGGAAGGAAAGAAAATAACCATGATTCAACTGCAAAAGGCCAAGCGTGCCTTGGCCAAAGTCAAATTGGCAATCGGCGGTCCCAGCGGAAGCGGAAAAACCATGAGCTCTCTGCTTATGGCGTTCGGCCTGGTCAAGGCGGCACATCCTGACTGGACGGATGAAATGTGCTGGGACAAGATCTGTATCGTTGATACGGAAAACGGATCCGCCAGCCTGTATGTCAATACCGCAGTCGGCCAGTACCGCACCGGCGAGTATTACACCATCCCTATGGAACCTCCTTACGACTTTGAAACCTACGAAAATTCCATTCATGCTGCAGAGAATGCCGGAATGGAAGTCATCATCGTCGATAGTCTGAGCCACTTGTGGGTTGGTGAAGGCGGCGCTTTGGATACGCAGGGCAAAATCGCCCAGCGTACAGGCAACAGCTATACCGCTTGGCGTGATGTGACGCCCAAGTTCAATCACCTGATGGATGTGATCCTGCAGAGCCGCAGTCATATCATCTGCAACCTGCGTGCCAAGACGGAGTACACTCAGGAAAAGAACCAGAACGGCAAAACGGTTGTAAAGAACATCGGCATGGGCTTCCAGTTCCGGGAAGGCGCGGAATTTGATTTTTCGACCGTGTTTATGCTGGATCAGGATCATGTAGCCAACGCCACCAAGGATCGTACCGGCCTGTTTGACGGCAAGTATTTTACCATCACGCCCGAAACCGGCAAGCAGATCTACCAGTGGCTGGCCTCCGGCGCTCCCGAAGCCGCTCCCGCCCCCGAGCCACAGCCTGCGGCGGCCGAAACGTCCGCTGCCCCAGCTCCCGCTCCCGCGGTTGAGCCCGATCGCCTTGCCAAAGCCCGTGAAATGACGGACAGCGCGGTCAAGGCTTACCTGGCGGCTAACCCCGATGAAAAGAAGAACGTCATCGCTGATATCAAAGCCATCAACGGCGGCAGCGCCAACTACATGGCCATTGAAGACCTCAAGATCCTCGGCGAAATCTATAAAAAGTATTCCAACGAAGGAGTTTGATCATGAATAAAGTCTTTTTGATCGGCAACCTGACCGCCGATCCCGAAATCCGCACTGTTGCCTCTTCCAACGCCACCGTGACCACTTTCACCCTGGCCGTAAACACCCGCACCAAGGATGCCCAGGGCAATGAGATCACCAACTTCTACCGCATTACGGCGTGGCGCCAGCTGGGCGAAACCTGCGCCAAGTTCCTGCATAAGGGCAACCGCTGCGCCGTCACCGGCAGTCTGGCCGTCACCACCTACACCAACAAGAACGGCCAGCCAGCCTTCTCCCTGGATGTCACGGCGGACGGAACGGAGTTTTTGACTCCCAAGTCTGAAAACGCAGCCGCTCCCGCACAGGCTCCCGCCGCAAAGCCCGCATCTCCCGTGATGCAGGGAGCAGACGACGACCTCCCTTTCTAAAAGGCGCGCACGGCTGCTAAAGCGCCCGCCATAGGCTTCAAAGTATAAAAATCTCCGAGGGAACACATCAATAATTTCACAACTTTCACAAATCACCGTTCCTTCCTCCTTTTTGTTGCCATCGTCGGAGGAAAATATGTATTTGACCCCTGAACAGGAAGAAGCCCTCGTAAAAAAATACGACAAATATGTTCGCTATGCCGTATACCGTTTCAAATGCCGGAACAATTCCAGGAACAGCAATACCGAGGATCTCTATCAGGAAGCCATGATCGTTCTCACAGAAAGTTTTCGCAAAGCCGAGTCGATGGAAAGCTGGCGGATGCCTGCGCGGGATATGGTCAATGCCATGTGCCGCTACACCGTGGGAGAGCAAGTGGTTTCCCTTCCCAAACGAACCAGCGATTACACGCAGCGCATAAGCACCGTATCCTCCAAGGCGCAGCTCGAAGCGCTGGATTTTGATGATTCACACCTTGTTGATACAGAAGATCAGGTGCTTTTCCGCGTCTCTTTGGCGGATTTTATGGCGAATCTGCTGCCGGAAGACAGGCTGATCCTCCGTCTCAAGATGAGTGGCGAAAGCAACCGCGCCATTGGCATGCGGTTTGGTCTGAGCGATGTAAAAATGACCCGCAGGATCAAGCGTCTGCGGGAATGGTACCAGGAATATGCTGCGTAAAGGAGTTTTATCACAATGTCAATGAGATATGTTTCGGTAACCATGAGCCGTTCCAATTATAAGGCCCTGCTGCATGGAAAAGATGGGAAAAGCGGCCTTAAAACCAAAGAAAACGTCATAAAGTACCTGGACGAGACCTCCGGCCTGCTTGGCGAGATCGTGGATATCAAAATTGAGGACTGACTGACGGCCGCAAGGCTCTTACAGCAATTTTTAATTCAAAATGAGTCTATAAAGGAGAAAAGCATGAATGATTTTATTTCTCAGCTTGAAAAAGCGCTGACCAACAGCCCTTCCAACCGCTCCGTCACCGAAAACGGCGCCGTAGGCCATAAAACCACCGGAAAGAAGCTGTTGGACCTCAATTTTTCCGTTTCTTCCCTGCGTTCCGCCGGCGATCACGATGTGGAGCGCAAATTTTCCGAAGCATGCGCCGAGGATGTGAACACCGCCATTGTGTGGCTGTTTTTCGCCCGCGATGTGCGCGGCGGCTTGGGCGAGCGCCGCCTGTTCCGCATCGGCATGACCTATCTGGCGCGGGAGTTCCCCCAGAAGGTGCGCGTGCTCCTGCCTTTGATCTCTGAGTACGGCCGCTGGGATGATCTCATGTGCCTGCTGGGAACCAAAGCTCGCTCCGATGTGCTGGCCCTGATCCGCGATCAGCTGACCCAGGATATGGCCGATATGCGGAGCGGCAAGCCCATTTCGCTGCTGGCCAAGTGGATGCCCAGCGAAAACACCTCCTCCGTGGAGACCAGGGGCACCGCCTCCGTTATCCGAAATTATCTGAACATCACCCCGCGCAGATATCGCCTTATGCTGTCCGCCCTGCGCAAGCGTCTGAATGTGCTGGAGCGGCAGATGTCCGCCGGCCAGTGGGATGAGATCAAGTATCCCGCCGTGCCTTCCCGCGCCAATCTGATCTATAACAGCGCTTTCCTGCGCCATGATGAAGCCCGCCGACGGGAGTACCTGGGCAAGCTGGAAAAGGGCGAGGAAAAGATCAATTCTTCCGTGCTCTTCCCCCACGATATCGTCCATCAGTACATGGTGAGCGGCGGTTGGAGCGAGCGCGTCAAGAATTATGACGCTGCCATGGAAGCCATGTGGAAGGCGCTGCCCAATACGCTTTCCGGCAGCGACGCCTCCACCATTGTGGTGGCGGATGGATCCGGCAGCATGACCAACCGTGTTGGCAAAACAAACATTACCGCGCTGGAAGTTGCCAACGCCTTGGCCATCTACTTTGCTGAGAAGCTGCAGGGACCTTACAAGGATAAGTACATCACCTTCTCCATGCAGCCCCAGCTGGTTAATCTGGCAGGCGCCACCTCGTTAAAGGGCAAGCTGGAAACGGCATTGGAACATAACGAGTGCGCCAATACAAACATTGAGGCCGTGTTCAATCTGATCCTGGATACCGCCGTTAAAAACAATGTGTCCCAGCAGGATATGCCCCGAAATATTCTGATCATCAGCGATATGGAGTTTGACGGATGCGCTTCCACCTCCGCCGGCGGCGGATGGAGAAACGTCCGTCCGGATGCCACGGTGTTCGGAACAATCGCGGAAAAGTATGCCCGCTATGGCTATCAGCTGCCCCGGCTGGTGTTCTGGAATGTCAACAGCCGCACGGGAACCATTCCCGTCAAGGAAAACGAGCTGGGCGTGGCCCTGGTATCCGGTTTCAGCCCCAATGTGGCGCGTATGGTCATGTCCGGCGAAACGGATCCCATGAAAGCGCTGCTGGAAACGCTGAATGATAAGCGGTATGATCCCGTCCGCGAAGCGCTGAAGTAATTTTGCCTGTAAATGGGGACGGTTCGCGCCGTCCCCGTTTTTAACAAAAGGAGAAAGCCCATGAGCAAGAATAACCGCGGTTACAAGCCCCTTTCCGCCAACAAGATTGCACAGATCCTCAGCAACAACCCCAGCGTCCAGGCCCAAGCCAAGGCAGCCTGTCAGCCGGTCGTCCTTCCCGCCGCTCCTCAGCTCGTTACGCTGGAAAAGCATACGGAGTTCGATTCGCTGTTGGCCGTGGATAAAACCCGTGATTTCCTGGTTTTTGCCCGGGATGTGATCAGCCGTTACGAAGGAAATGTCCGCCGCCAGAAAGAGTTGGAGGATCAAACGCAGGATCTTTTACATACCATCGAGCTTTCGCCCCGCCAGAACGCAGCCAATGGCTATAAGCTGTACGATAAGCTCTTTGAAGTCCGCAATGAGCGCAGACAGTGTAAAAATGAGATCGATCTGCTCAAGCCCCTCTACGATTACCTCGCCGATAAAAAGGTGATCAACGATCTTACCCAGATTCAGGGCAAATGCAACACTTCCAAGCAGAATATTTCCCACCGGCAGTATACTTTGCGCACGGATGTGATGAATTGATGGATTCCAACGAAAAGATGGCCGCCCAGGTGCAGGAGTTTGCGGATAAATACTTTTTTCCGTACAAAACACACCCCAAGCCCGGCGGCGATACAGAAATCATCCCACAGTTCTGTCCTTTTTGCCACGGCGGCGATCATCAGGATGAGGAGACCTTCGCCCTGAGCCTTAACAAGGGCGTTTTCGTATGCAAGCGCGGTTCTTGCGGCAAAAGAGGCACTTTTGAGCAGCTCGCCGAGCATTTTCATGAAAAAGTTGCCTTTACAAGGCCAAATTCGGCCCCCAAAGCGCCTCAGTACGTGCTTCCGGATGTCAAGCTGCTCCCCTGCACCGAAAAAATCTATGGTTACCTCAAAACCCGCGGCATTTCGGATAAAACGGTGGACGCTTTTGGCATCGGGGCCGACGAAAAGGGCAATATCGCCTTCCCGTTCTACGAAAACGGCGTCTTGACATTCATCAAGTACCGAAAACCGCAAAAACATTTGAAGGACGATAAAAGTCCCAAGTCCTGGCGTTCTCCCGGGGCCAAACCCATCCTTTTTGGTATGGATATGTGCGTTTTTTCCAAGCCGCTCATCATTACCGAGGGCGAAATCGACTGCATGAGCCTCTATGAGGCCGGGATCACCAATGTGGTGTCGGTTCCCAGCGGCTGCGAGGACCTGAACTGGGTGGAACTGTGCTACGATTGGCTGGAAAAGTTCCAAACCATCATCCTTTTTGGCGATAACGATGAGCCGGGACGCAGGATGGTTCAAACGCTCACCAAACGCCTGGATGAAAGCCGCTGCCGGGTGGTGGAGGATTACCCGGAGTATGCCCCCGGCGCCTACTGCAAGGATGCCAACGAGATTTTGTATCGCTTCGGCGATCTGGAGCTCATCGATATGGTGGAAAATGCTCGGGAGATCCCTATTCGCGGCCTGGTGGACCTGGGCAGTGTGGCGCCCACCGATCCCACTGCCGTTCCCCGCATCAAAACCAACATCCCTACCCTGGATGCCCTCACCGGCGGCCTGCTGGAAGGCGGCATCAGCGTGGTGGTGGGCAAGGCAGGCTCGGGAAAAAGCTGTCTTTCCAATGGCATCATCCTGAACGCCATCAATCAAGGGTATCCGGTATGCGTTTATACCGGTGAGTTTACCACCACCCGCGCCCAATACTGGCTCAACCTGCAGGCGGCGGGTTCGGACTACCTGACGCTCAAGTACGATCCCATTAAAGGCAAAAAGATCCCCGTGCTCCCCTACACCGTGCAGGAGCGCATCATTGATTGGTACCGTGGCAAGCTCTTCCTCTATGATAACGAGGAGGTCTTCTCTGGAGACGAGGCTGATTCGGTGCTCACCGTGTTTTCCGCTGCCGCCCGCCGGTATGGCGTTAAGCTGTTCGTGGTGGACAACCTGATGACCATCACCTCGGATAAGGAGGACGAGACCGCCGCCCAGCGTGTGTTCGCCAACAAGCTCAAGCGCTTCGCCAAGAAGTATGATGTGGCGGTGCTCTTGGTGGCCCATGCCCGTAAGACAAAGGCCGGGGAAAAGCTCTCCGCCGACGATTTATCCGGCGCTTCCGCCACCAACAATCTGGCGGATATGACCCTGGCTGTGGAGCCGGGTCGCATCACAATCCTTAAAAACCGCGACGAGGGCATCCACCAGGTCATCGATTTTTGCTACTGTCCGGATTCCAAGCGTATCTACCAGGCCGATACCGGCGATCTGATGAACCTTTCCTGGAACAAGGAGAACGTACCCACCGCCTCCCCCAGAGCGGACAGCCTGCCGGAGTACGCCGTGGTACCGCCGCCCCTTGATCCTTTCTGATGAAAATTTTACCGCGCATGAAAAAGCGCGGTCTTTTTGTTCCCATCATATATGAAACACCTACCCAAAGCAAAGGAGCGCTTTATATGAACCTGATATTTTCCGATAGAACCTGCAGAAGTCCCTGGGACGATCTGCTGGCCACCACCACCATCGCCAGCCCCTGGGATGTGGCGGCAGGAAACGTCAAAAACATTACCAACATCATGGATGATTTTGCCAAAGAACCGGAAGACCTGAAAAAGTCGATCATGGAGGAACCTGAAATGCCCAGCATTACCGTTGCCGCTCCCGCCAAAGACGTTTTCACCCACATCACAATACCCTATACCATTCCCCCAATCAAGCGCGTCATCTTCAGCGCGGACGCCACCATCGTGATCTTCGCCGATGACACCAAGGAGGTTTCTCGCTGCGGCAGCGGCGAGCCCTATGACCGTTATACCGGCTTTATGGCCTGCGTATGCAAAAAGCTGTTCGGTTCCACCACAGCCGCCAAGAAGCTGATGAACCAGAAGGATCCTGACCGCCAGGCGGCCATCAAGCAGGCCAAGTTGGAAGCCGCCCGTGAGAAGGCCGACAAAGAGGCCGCCGAGCAGCGTCAGCATAAGCACGACAAGGCTGTTAAAAAACAGCTGGAAAAGCTGCTGATCGAAGAAGAAGCCTATGACCTCTATGAGGATATCATCAATAAGCGCCGCGAAGCCGAGCGTGCCGCTGTCAGCGCTGATATCAAACGGATTGAAAAGGCTGCTGCCGACATAAAGCCTGCGCAGCAAGGACGCCGCCCATGAAATTTCTTGTCGTAGTTGACATGCAAAACGATTTTATATCCGGCTCGCTGGGTTCTCCTGAAGCCCAGGCCATCGTACCCAACGTGGTCAAGCTGATCGAGCAGTATCACTGGAGGTATGCGGATGCCTAATCTTCCCGCCAATTTCAAATTCAGTTTCTCATCCATCTCCTCCTACGAACATTGTCCTATGATGTTCAAGCTACAATACGTAGACCACGTTTGCCAGGATGAGAACGCTTTCGCGCAATATGGATCATTTTGCCATTCTTTGCTTGAAGGTTATGCCAAGAACAAGATCCCAGGCTTTGCTTTGGCTGAAGAATACGAAAAGCATTATGATGAGAATGTAACTCGTCCTTGGCCCCCTTTCCCCAAAGGTATGCCGCAGAAGTATTATGACCAAGGGCTTCAATACTTTGAATCTTTTGAAGGGTTCGGCGATGAATACGAAATTATTTCCGTAGAAGAAAAGTTCTTGCTGAATATTGGCGGCTATCCTTTTGTTGGATTGGCGGACTTGGTTTTGCGGGATAAGAACACCGGAGACATCACCGTTATTGATCACAAGTCCAAGAGTTCGTCCACGATGGCCAAGGACTTACCAACTTATCGCAAGCAGCTCTACGTGTACGCCGCCTATGTCAAGGAGCGCTTTGGCGTCTATCCAAAGTATCTAAAGTTCAATCTTTTCCGTGAGAACGATTGGGTTACTGAAGAATTCGACCAGGGCATGTTTGATGAAACCATGCAATGGGTGGTGGATACCATCGAGGAGATCCTGTTTGAAACCGTATGGAAAGTCAGCACCAGTTCCTATTTCTGCCGGTTCGTCTGCGGGGTATTCAACGATTGCCCCGCCCGCGACGCCGTGCTCAATCCCCCGCCCAGTGAAAAGAAACCCAGAAAGAAAAAAGAGGAAGCCTCTTAAAAAAGGCTCCCTTTTTGTGGGGCGGGCAAGAGTTGAACTTGCTCGGCACTTGTAACACCTTTTGCTTTCCAACAGCGCATGGACCACCCCGTGCGTGCCGCCTGCCACCAATAAACCGTATGTCACCGTGCTGTTTTCCTCCTTTTCCAAATCGACCAAACTCAGAATAGCTGCGAATGTTTGGATCTACCCGAAAAAGAGTGATACAACGCCGAAAGGAATCCACCCCAGAAGGGCAGATGCAAAAAGTGTCACCAACGTGTTCACCTCCATTTTACATACAGCCGCCGCGCATGTCAATCTTCCCGCCCCACTTTTTAAGAAAGAGAATATGATCAAAGAAGAACTTGAAACCATCCGCGATTATCTGCTGCCCATCCAGCAGGCTTCCGGCAAGGCCAAGGAGCCGCTGATTCAGGAAGCCATGCGGTACGCGCTTCCCTATACAGCGATCCGCTATCTGCTGGATCCCCGCGTGGTCACCCATGTGGGCAAGCGATCCTTCGAGAAAAGGAAGGATCTTCCGGCAACCAAATCCTACGAATCGATCTTTGATATCATCGATGAGCTTGCGGCCATGCCCGCCGTCAATGATCAGATGATCGCCAATATCCATGCAGCCTTGGCCGATACCGGTGAAGTCAAACTGTTCGGCTATGCCTTCCTATGCAAGGATATCTCCTTGGGTGTCACCGCCAAAACGGTCAACAAAATTCTTGGCTATGAACTCATCCCGGAGTTCCGCTGCATGCTGGCCAACAAATACTTTGAGCATCCGGACAAGGTGGAAGGCCAACACTTTTACCTCACCGAAAAGCTGGACGGCATCCGCTGTATCGCCATTGTCCGGGAGGATGAGATCAAGCTGTACTCCCGCCAGGGGCAGCCCATTGAGGGGCTGGTCGAAATCGAAGACGATCTTGCCGCCGTGTACATGAACGCCAAAGAATGCGTGCTGGACGGTGAGCTGCTGGTCAGCGACCGCGAAGGCATCCCCTCCAAGGAGCAATACAAGCGCACCACCATGATTGTCCGCAAGGATGGCGTCAAGACAGGCATCACCTACAACGTGTTCGATGTCCTGGATGTGGACGCCTTTGAGCATCGGGAGTGTGATATGCCGTACTACCTGCGCCGGCAAAAGCTTGAGGCTTATGTGCATGGCCTCCAGCACATCAAGGCGCTGCCCATTCTATATCACGGCAAGGATACCGAGATGATCACCCATCACCTCAATATCCAGCGCGGCCTTGATCACGAGGGCGTCATGATCAACCTGGCGCAGGAGCCCTATCAGTTCACCCGCACCAACGCCCTGCTCAAGGTCAAAGTCATGCAGGACTGCGATCTGGAGATCATCGGCGTGCAGGAAGGCCAAGGCCGCTTTGCCGGTACGCTGGGCGCCTTGATCGTGGATTACAAGGGCAATCCCGTGGGCGTTGGCTCCGGCCTCAGCGATGAGATCCGCGCCATGATCTGGGCAGATCCCGCCAAATACATTGGGCGCGTGGCCACCATTCAATTCTTTGAAGAGACAAATGATGCCGATGGCAAAAAGTCCATCCGCTTCCCCGTATTCCGGGAGCTGCGGGAAGAAGGCAAGGAGGTCAGCTACAGCTGATGGAAACCGTTCTCTTCTTGCTGTGCATCGGCCTCTGCGGGGCCTGCAGCTTCCACTATTTCAAACGCGCCGCGGCGGAGTCTTCTCTCTTCGCCTTCCCGGCCTGTACATGGCTGGCCGCCGCAATCCGTTTCCTGTTTATTTATCTTCACATATAACGGAGGCATTATGGTTTTATAGAACAACGATTACCTGGGTTACAAGGTGATTGATGATACCAATCCCCTGCTTCCCGCCCTGTACGAAAAGAAGGATGACAACTGGTTTGGTCTGCTGGAGAACCAATACCTGCTGGTTGTAAACAGCGAGGGGTTGCCCGTGGATCGCTACAAATGGCAGGACGGCAAGCATAAAAACGTTTTCCGCAAGCCGGTGGAAAGCTCCATCATCGGCAAGGTCAAACCCAAGAACGCCGAGCAGGAGTTCGCGCTGGATCTTTTGATGGATGAAACCACCACCGTCAAGGTAATCACCGGCGGCTTCGGAACCGGCAAGACTTTTCTTTCTGCCGCTACCGCATGGCAGATGCTGCAGGCCAATAAGTTTGATAAGATCGTCTGGGTCCGCAATAACATTGAGGTCAAAGATACGAACTCCATCGGCGCCCTTCCAGGCACCTACCTGGAAAAGATGTCCGTCTGGGCCATGCCCCTGGCCGACCATCTGGGCGGGCGCTATGCCCTGGATATGCAGATCCAGCTGGGCAAGGTGGAGATCGAGCACCTGGGCTTCCTGCGGGGCCGCGATATCAAAAACAGCATCATCTTCTGTTCCGAGGCCGAGCATTTGACCCGCGATCATGTGCAGTTGCTGCTTGGCCGGGTTGGCGAGGGCTCCATCCTGATCCTGGAAGGCGACTGCCGCCAGGTGGACGCCAAAGCCTTTGAGCGCAACAACGGTCTTGTGGCCGCCATTGATAAACTGCGCGGCAACCGCCTGTTCGGCTATGTGCATTTGAAGGATTCCGTCCGCAGCGAAACCGCCAAGCTGGCTGACCTGCTGGACGATGAAAATAAATAAGCGAGGTACACCATATTGAACACTGAAGACTATCTGTCCATGATTCTGGGAGAGCTGCTGGCTCCCCATGAAAAGATGCCCCTGCCAGATGAGGTAAGCTATTACGCCCTGGAAAAGGAGCGCATCCTGTATTTGGATTTTGCTGTCAATGTAGATTGCATGGAGCTGGAGCGCATGATCCTGCGCTGGAACCTGGAGGACTCCCAGAATGGCGTCAAGGTCGAAGACCGTAAGCCGATCATGCTTTTCATTCACAGCCCCGGCGGCTACCTGGAATATATGTGGAGTCTCATCGATATGATCGAGGCATCCGTTACCCCCGTGTGGACGGTCAACGCGGGCTGCGCAGCCTCCGCCGCTTCCCTGATTTTTATGGCGGGCGTCAAGCGCTTTATGATGCCACGGGCCACCGTGATGATTCACGAGGGTTCTGCTTCCTTCGGCGGCGATTCCACCAAGGCGCTGGATGCGGCGGAGAGCTATAAGAAGGATCTTAAAAAGATGAAAGATTACATCAAGGATCGCACCCAGATTCCGGCCAATTTGCTCAACAAAAAGCGGAATAACGACTGGGAGCTTTCCTCCGAAGAATGCCTCAAATACGGTGTATGCGACAAGGTGATCACAAAACTGGATGAGGTGATTTGATGTTTGGTATAATTGGATTGATTGTTCTGTGCTTTATTGGTTTGCTTCTCCTTGGCGGCAGGGAGGATGACTGGCGCGATATGGAAAAAGAGGATGAAGACAGAGATTAACTTTTCGGGCGGGGGTGAAAACTCCGCCCGTTTTTGTTCCCATATTAGTTGGATACCAACACAGGAGGTCTTCTCTATGTTTACCGAGAGCCGTTCCTACATTGAGAACACTTTTATAAAAGGGGAATAAACATGCTGTATGTCATACCCATCTTTCTCGTTGGCGTTGTGATCATCGTTTATGCCAGCTGCCGCGTGTCCTCCAGGATCTCCAGATTGGAAGAAGCCAAAGAAAATGAAAGGAACTGAATTATGAACTATCATGAAGAAAAAATGAACCTGCTCTCCGTTCCCCAGGGGTATGCCATTGCCCATTGCATCAGCGCCGATTTTGCTTTGGGCGCCGGTGTCGCCAAGCAGATCGAAGAGGTTTTCGGCATGCGCGATATGCTGCGCAGGCGGTTTGATTATATGGATTTCCAGGCGGATGGCCCCTACTGCGCCCCTTGTCTGAACGTGTATAATCTGGTAACCAAGGAAAAATACTGGCACAGGCCCACGCTGGATACACTCCGGGAAGCGCTGCTGGATATGAAGGTAACGGCCAACGAGGACGGCGTTAAAAAGATCGCCATGCCCCGCATCGGCTGCGGTCTGGATCGCCTCAGCTGGGAGGATGTCAAGCCCATGATCCAGGAGATCTTTGCCGATACCGATATCGAGATCCTGGTGTGCAGCCTATGAGCGAAGGGCGCAAAGTGGCTTACCTCATCAAGGTGGAGCCCGGACAGAATAATAACAAGTATTATAAAATGATGGCGCGGGGTGATCACTTCGATGTGGAGTATGGTCGTGTGGGCGCCTCGCCCCAGCGCCGCTCCTATGGCATCTCCTCCTGGAACAGCAAGTACCGGGAGAAGATCGCCAAGGGATATGTGGATCGCACCGAGCTGGTGGAGGATCTGATCGAGCGGCAGAAGCCCGCCGCGTCTTCCGGATACCGGGAGATCGAGAACACCGCCATCGCCCGGATCGTGGAACGGCTGCAGGCCATGGCGAAGAAAGCCGTGGATGAAAACTACACCGTCAAGTCCTCCCAGGTGACCATGGCCATGGTGGCCAAAGCCCAGGAGCAGCTTGCCATGATGGCCGGGATGGCCGCCGCCTCGGTGGAGGAGTTCAACCGCGCCCTCATCGATCTCTTCGGAATCATCCCCCGAAAGATGGGCAGCGTGGCCTCCCATATCGCCGCCAAGCCCGATGACTTTGGCAAAATCCTGGAGCGCGAGCAGGATCTGCTGGATGTCATGCGCGGCCAGGTCTATGTGCCGCCGGAGCATCCGGTTGTATTGGATTCCGCCGCCGATAAGGGCTTCACCATCCTGGAGGAAAAGGGGCTGGTGTTTGAAGAGGTGACTGCCGATGATATCGCCGTCATCAAGTCCGCCCTGGGCTCCTGCGCTGATAAGTTTGTGCGGGCGTGGCGCGTCAAGAACCTGGCCACCCAGAAGAAGTTTGATGATTATATCAGCGCCGGGAAGGTGCAGACAAAGCTTTTGTGGCACGGCAGCCGCAATGAAAACTGGTGGTCCATCATCGGCAGCGGCCTGGTTCTGCGCCCCACCAACGCCGTCATCACCGGCAAGATGTTCGGCTACGGTCTCTACTTTGCCACCAAGGCCCGCAAGTCCCTGGGCTATACCTCCTTGTCCGGTTCCTACTGGGCGCACGGCTCCTCCTCCAGTGGCTTCATGGGGCTGTATGAGGTGGCCTACGGCAAGCCCTACGATGTGTATTCTTTCGAGTCCCGCTTTCACTCCCTTAACTATGACGGCCTCCAGCGCCTGTGTCCCGGCGCCAATTGCCTGCATGCCCATGAGGGGCAGATGCTGCGCAACGATGAGATCATCGTGTACCAGGAGTGCCAGACAACGATCAAATATTTGGTGGAGCTAAAATAATGAAACGCAAATATCTGGATGATATCGGCGTCACCGACCGCTGGGATACCTGGGTACAGGAAAACGGCCTGCCCTCTCCCCGTC